CTGAGGTCCGCGCCGCTGAGGTCCGCGCCGCTGAGGTACGCGCCGCTGAGGCAGATCGCGTCGCTGAGGTCCGCGCCGCTGAGGTCCGCGCCGCTGAGGTCCGCGCCGCTGAGGTCCGCGCCGCTGAGGTCCGCGCCCCTGAGGTCCGCGCCCCTGAGGTCCGCGCGCTTCTCCACAGCCTCCTCAACAGCAACCCGCACACTCGACCTGCTGGACACGAACAGCACACGCCCACCGATACTTCGAATCTCGATGGTGGGGTTATTGTTGGTTTCGGACATCAGCTTTGTTTCCTTTCGATGTTGGGTTGATGTCTGGGCGGTCGGCTGTTTGGGCAGCCGGCCGCCGCACCCGCTTCCGGGACCGCGGCACCGAACGCACCGTCAGACAGCCCCGCTCGGTGTGCAGCCACATCGCGCACCCACAACCCGGGCACGCCGCATCCAACGGATGCTCACGATTTACGTCAGGAAACACGGAGCACCTTCTCCCCCGCCCGCTGATGGCGGGCCTCCAACGCGGCGACCGTGCACGCCCGGCACGGCTTCTCCCTGTCCCGCAAATGCTGCTGATGCCGGGCCGCTGTGCCGTGACCGACCGGGGCCAGGAACGGCGCCGGGATCGACTTGTAGCCCTCCGGTTTGAACACCTGCCCGCCCCACATGCCTTCGCAGCCGCCCCGCGATGCCAGGCATTCGTCGGTGACGGGGCAGCGGGCACACACGGCCTGGGCGGCGTCGCGGTGGGCGGCATCGAAAAACATGTCGGGGTCGGCGTCGCGGCACGCCGCACGCTCCCGCCAAAACGGGTCACTCATCGCCACCACCGCCTTCGCTGTCCGCGGAGTCCGAGGTGTCGCCGGGGGTGTCCTGGTCTCCGTCACCGGCTGCTTCTACGCCGCTGTCCACGCGCTCGCGAACGCCAGCTTCACCACCCCGGGCATCGTCACTGTCCGAAGCTTCCGAATCGTCTCCCTCACCGGGTCCGTCATCAGCGAGTTGAAGATCGGAGTCGAGGGAATCGGGATCAGGTTCGCTCGGTACACCGTTTCGCCGAGGTGAGTCGTCCACGACTTGCTCGGCAGTGGCAGCGTCATCCTGTACGGCGTCGTCAACGGATCGTAGTTCAGCATCGTCTATCTCCTGTTCTCGCAACACCTCCGGCTCCACGCCGTTGCCCCAGTCCGCGCCCGGGCCTTGCTCGATGTAGGCGGGCCGGTCGTAGTCGGCCTCGATGCGGGTCCGACGTTCGGCGTCGAGCTCGTCGTACCGTTCGGGCGTCACCCAGCCGATATCCCGCAGGAACCGCAGCCCGCGCAGCTGCCGCAACTCTTTCGCCGGCACCAGCATGTAGGTGGTGTTGCCGTCCCGGTAGACGAGGTTCTCGGGGGCATTGATGTCCACTTCGTCGTAGGCGAGGTGTCGGGACAAAGAGAGTTCCCGCTGCGAATACCAACCCCACCGTGCGGGACGGTCGGCGACGGAGTCGTACTGGTTCACCACGTCCAGATGGCGGTAGGGCTGCACAGCGGGAATCGCTGCAGCCCGGTCGCGCTGCGTGCCGCCATACCGGTTCAACGGATTACCCGTCGTCACAATCCACACCCGCTGCGGGTCCGGGGCTGTGGCGGGGTCGGCGATCCAATCGGCAACCATGTCATCCGCCGCGACCGCCGACAGCGAAAACGCCACCACCACAGTCGGACCCGCGGAGGCCATCACAGCGGCGTCCAACTTGGCGGACTGGCTGCGGACGCTCGTCGGCATCGACGATACCGTGACGCAGGGGCAGAACGCGCCACCGAACTGCTTAGCCGTCGACCCGCGTGGCATGAACACACCTTCACCCGTCACGGTGTCGGCGCGAGCTGCCCAGCCCGTGCAGGTGCCAGCCAGGATGGCGCCGGATGCCGTCAGCGCCAACAGGCGGCGCAACTTCGCCGGCCTCACGACGCACGCGCCTTCCGGACCCGCTTACCGCTAGCCTCGTACGCCTGCGAACGCTCGCGACAACATGTCCGACACTGACGAGATCCGTTGGCGGGGACGTACAGGTTGTCACCGGACAACGGGTGGCCGCGCTTGCAACGCTCCTTTCGCGCCAGCGGGTTGGTTCCATGGGCAATGCAGTCGCGCATATTCTCCGAGTGCGTCCCATAGGCGAGGTTGGAAAGCCGTGCGTCACGACTATCGCCGTTGAGGTGACGGACCTCCTTGCCGACGGGGCGCGGGCCGACAAAAGTCAGCATGACCAGCGCGTGTACCGTCCGGGGGCTGCGCTCATTGACGTTGCGACACAACGTAACCATTGGATATCCCTTGGGGTTGAGCGATGCGCGAAGAATCTTTCCCCGCCGCCGCCGGCCGGCGTATTCGAATGTCGGCGAATAGTGCGCATAGACCACGCGGTCCTTTGATCGCACGCGCCCCTGATCGGAAACCTCATAAAGCTCCTCCCATCCTGGGATAGCTTTCCAAGTCTCAACGTCATCGTTCACGCCACTCACCTGCCCGCCCATTTCGCCACGAAAGCGTCGACCAGGTCGGAATGTTCGGGGCACCAACTCCACACCGAGTAGCCCACCACCTGTCCTGCGGAATACGGCGTCAGTCCGTCCTGCACGATCGCCAGGACGATACCCTCAACGCCAGCCACATGGGGGTGGCGGTCGAGGACGGCGCACACCGTGTGGGCGTTCTGCGCGGTGTAGTCGTCGACGACATCAGCTCTGGCCGGCCCGGCGGCGGCGATGCAGCCCGCGGCGGCCATCCCGGCTAGGCCTGCGGCTGCCAGCCATCTGCGGACCGTGCGGGGGCGTTTGGCGACTATCATGGTGTTCTCCGTTCGTGTAGGGTGTTGTTCGGGTGGCCGTCCCGGGGTGCAGCTGTGACGGCCCCCATTCTTTTTGCCCCGAGCGCACACGGGGAGAATCGGGCTACTGCGGCTGCGGGTCGAGTTCGTCGGCGCGGCTGTGCAGCTCGGCGAGCAGCAGCCGCGTCATAGTCCACGGCTCCCCCCGGGGGTCGTCCATGATGGTGTGCGCGATCCACGCCGCCGATTCCCGCATCAGTGTGGCGTCGTCGCGGCGCCCTGCCGGGGGCGCGGGCTTCCCAACGCGCTCACCCCGGCAGGACTGGCCCGCGGCCGACTCCGCGCGGCGCACGGGCGCAGACCGGGCGGGGAACGCGACCAGCAGCAGGCGGCCCAGCGCGCAGCCCGCGCCGCGGGCCACCCCGTACACGGCCGCCGCGATCACGACCGGCCCCGCTCGCCGCAGCGGCGCAGCGTTTCGGCAGCATCCAACTGCAGTTCGATGATCTGGTCGCGCTGGTCGACCAGGCGGGCGTGCAGGCGTTCGGCGGCGTCGCACACGGCCATCCCGCCCGCGGTGGGGGCGTCGGCCAGCGCGTCGGCCAAGGTGCGGCGGCGCTTCACGGCCACACCAGCCACACACCCGCGACGATCGCGCCGACGATGACCGCCGAGCCCAGCAGCGCCCACAGGACGCCGCGGGCCGCGCTCGCGCCAGGATTTTGGGCGCGCCACCACTCGTCGGCGCTCCACTTGTCATACTCGGTCATTGCGTACCTTCCGGGGTGCAATCGGTTACGTGATCACCGTATCGCACTGGCGGGGTGGGCGCAACAGGTTCGTGATCACAAACCGGAAACTAGGCCGCAGCCAGCCACGCATCCGTACGAGCCCGCGCCCAATCCTGCCCCGGCTCCAACACGTAGCCCCCGTGCTTATCCATGTTCACCAGGAACAGCGCGCCCCGACTGATCGCGATAGCCGTCTCGATCACCTGATCCGTCGGCTCAATCCCGAACCGCAGAAGCTCCATCAGCAGCGGCCCCCACGAACCCTGCACCACGTCATAGATCGCCGTCTGCTTCGCGCCCGCCCCGTCATCCGGCGTCTCGGTGTACATGTCGCGCCGCCGGCACACATAGGCCACCTTGTTCTGCACCGGCACCAACCCGCCCCGCCCGTCAGGCACCTCGAAAGGCATCCGCTCCGACGCGATGCCGCGCGTACCCGGCCGCGGCGGATCGGCCACCCACGGCGCCACCACGTCCAGCGGGCGGCACGGCGCCCCGTACTCGACCGCGCCCAGCCAGAACGGCAAATGGGCATGAAACTCCGAGCCGGGCGGGAACACGTGGCGCAGCAGAAACAGCGTCACCACAATGTCGCCCTGAGAGAACCCCGACAGCCACCACGGCCGGCCCACCCACATGCGGTTCGGGTCGCGGAAAAACGAGCAGATCATGTCCACGCCGGACGCGTTGTTGAACGGGATGCGCGCATTGTCATACCAGGTTGGCTGCAACTGAACCTTGTGCTCGGCCTCCAATCGGTGGCCCACCTCCACCGCCGGGCCGATCCACATGTCCGACAGGTGCCCCTCCACGCTGATCCACAGCGGGCGCCGGTTCGGAGTCGGCACCCCCGCCGGGGCGGGGATGATTGAGCGAGGCACCAGGCCCATCTGAACCTTGGTGGCCCAATCGAATTCGGTGTCGAAATCGGTGATCGGGCCGGGGCGGCGTCCCAGCCGGACAAGTTCGTTGACCGCGGTCTTGTATCGGACGATCGCGCGGCCGAACTCGGCGGTGTACGTGTCGGTGTAGCCGCCTGCCAGCTTCTCGGGCAGCAACTCCTGGCCGTAGCTGTAGTTGTCGAGCACCTCTTTCGCGTCGGATATCCGAACGTCGAAGTCCTCAACGGCTTTCGCGGGTGACCATGCCATGTCAACGGTTCCTGTCTCGATACGGGTCGTAGTGCAGTAGCCGAACGTTCAGCGCCACCGACCCCGTCAGGGCGACGGACAGCCACATCAACACCTGCCAGCCCACAACGCTCACGACACGACCCGCCTTTGGTGGTCGCGCTTGCACTGCCTGCAGAATCGCGCAGTGACACCATTTTTGAATGTGTAGATGCGGGTGTTTTCTGCCGTGAACTCGTGACCATACTTGCAGGATTTTTTGCGTGCGTGATTATGGGTGCCGTGCGCTACCGCGTCGAGCATATTCGCACTGCGCGTGTCCCATCGCAGATTCGATATGTCGAGGTGAAGCGGATCGCCGTCATTGTGACAACCTTCTAGCCCCCTCGGGCGAGGTCCGACAAAGGCCTCCAGCATGAGCGTGTGAATAGCGAAGTTCCGCTTTTTCCCGTGCCTACACAACGACACCGAGGGGTATCCACCTTTAGTCGCCGCCCAAGCCCTAATCGGTTTGCCTTGGAGCTTTACGGAATTTCCGTTTCGGAGCACTACGCGAGGAACGGAGTGCACGGCCCCTTTGTTGGACACTTCGTACAGGCCTTCGAATCCGACCACGGGCAGCCACCTTTCGGCAGCAGTAGTATCATCCATGACTAGCCTTCTCTCTGACAATCCCAGCGAGGCGGCTAGAGGTCGGGCAGCGCCATCATCGCTGCCTGACCTCGCCTCAAGGCTCATACTATCGCTGGCCTCGCAGAAGCGCAGCTATGCCGGCGCGGAGAGTACGCCGTTGGCCTTTGGCGTTGCGGCCGAGATCGCCGTCCTCGCCCCAGTCGTCGCGGCCAGCCCCTAGCTGCTCGGCCACGTACACCAGCAGTTCCCGGTCGCTGTAGTCCTTTGGCCACACCTTCACCGGGGCAGGTTGCGGCGTGGGGCTGTCCTTTCCTCCGGCCTCCCAGAACGTGACGCGCTGGCTGAAGTAGTCCCACGGGAAGTTCGGCCCGACGTCGGTGTGGGTGCCATCGCCGAGCACCTTGGTCACGTAGGCGTGGTCCGAGATGCCCGGTAGGCGGGTGCTGTACGGCGGCGCGATGACCCTGGTGGCGAAGTCGTACTTTTTGCAGTCCTGCACAGCGAGGTATGCCGCGGCGTCGATCGCCTTGGACTGCTTGAGCCACTGCTCGCGTGTCCACGACGCCCGCGATCCGGCGAAGCACAGGTTGATTGACCGCGAGTTGGCCGACAGTACCGACCAGGACGCGTAGTCGGTGTCGACCACGTCAACGACGGTTACGCCGCCGTCGGATGCCTGCGACACCGTGTAGTGGTAGGAGACCTTATTTGCCGGGTTGCCAAGGTATTTCGCGAGGTTCTCGGCGGCAGAATCCCCCCCGCCGCCTTCCTGTGTGTGCAGAAAAAACGCGTCGATCTTGGTGCTGCCGCGGGAACTGTGCGACGGCGACCACATGGGCCATTCGTTGAAATCGGGGCGGTTATCGGGCACGGGGGCCTCCGAGGTTGGCTGCGGGATGGGTTGGGATTGGCGGGTGTGAACGTGGTTGCGGTGCCGGTTGTATCCGCCGTCGTAGGCGTAGTAGGCGCTGGTGGTGACGTCTCGGCCTCCGGCGACGCCGACGCGGCGGCCATTGCGCGGGTTTTCCCAGATGACTTGCTCCAGGTGTTCGCGCACCGTGAGCAGATAGTCGGCGAATCGTTGCATCGCATCCACCGGACCGGCCCAGTCGATGCCCCGGTTGAGCCGCTGCGGGTTGGGCGCGAAACCCTGCTCTGCCCGGTCCGTTTCCTGATGGCCTTTGTAGGTGCTCGCGCGCACACCGAACCGGTCCGCCAGCTCGTACACCCACGCGGGAAAACCGGCCTGCCCGTAGGCGATACGGGTACCGCGGGGCAGGCCGTAGCTCACCGTTCCCCGCCGAGTCGGTCGTTGTCCAGGCGTGGCTGCGGGGAAGCGCCGGCGAGGCAGAAGGTGGTGATCATTGAATCAGCCCAAGTGCCTTGAGGTCGGCGATCAGAGAGTTGTGTTGCTGCGCCAAATCCTCGGTGAACACCCGAAGGTTCTCATACGCGACCCGCAGTGCGTTCTGATCGACCAGCTTCGCCGCCGACGCCAAATCGGCGGGGTTGCCGGTGTAGGCGACTGACTCATTGTCCGGGGTGTAGGCGCTCAACGTTTTGTCGGCGGTCGCATACGTCTGCGTGTAGGCGCCCGCCGCGACGGGAAGGCTCAGCCCGGACGCCTGCACCCAGTTCGTCCCGTTGTAGACGTAATGCAACACCGTGTTCGCGGTCGAGGTCATCACAATGTCTTTGCCCGACAAGTTGCGAATATTCCCGGTGCCGTGCTGAACGGTGATGTCTTCCGCGCCTCGGAACAACCAGATGTCCATGCCGGCGTAACCGTTCACCCCGGGCGCGAGACGCATCGTCTGAAAATTGTCGGTAGTGGCGCCTTCTCCGTTGACCTGGGTGCGGCGATGCGCAACGGTCAACACCGCCGCCGAAATGGTGGAACCAACCGGGTCGATACCGTCGCCCCACCCCGAAATCGCGGTCGTCCCCAACCCGACCCGAGGCAACCCGTTCGCCACGATGCGGGCGTTCTTCGACTGGTTCTGCACCACCGTCGTCGCGCCGCTCGTCATGCTAGACGAGTAGCGGATGTCCACACCCGAACACGTCGCCGGAACCTGAATCGCGGGTGACTGGTTCACCCCATAAGTTCCAGAGACGATGAACGGCTGCACAATCTCTAGCCCCTCGGTGGTGGCGTCCTGAAGCCACGACTGCACCAGCGAAGAGAAGTACGGCCAGTACGCGGTGACGCCGCTGGCCTTGCAGAACACACCCTTCGACGGGACCACCCTGGCGGTTTTGGCGCGCCCTCCCGTAGCGGTGGTGGAGTTGGCGTACTGCTGATCTTCCACGTCCAGCCGGTGCAACTCATGCCCGCGCCCGCCCAACTGAATCTGGAACAACTCGGCCCCAGCAACAACACCGACCGTGTTGCGTTTGGTGGAATCCCAGGCGCACCCCAACGCGTCGAACTTGTTGAAATACAAGCCCTGCGGAGCCTCACCGCCAGCCGACAGACAGATCAACGCCTGCCCACCACACTCAAACGCGCGAACCCGCAACAACTCCAGCATAAACGGGGCCTTCTGAATGTTCGAGAACCCCGCGATAGCGCCGCCGTCGAACACATAACCGTGCCGCACACAATCAGAAACCGTCACCAAATCGAAGCGGCTTTTCTCCAACGTGCCAATCGCATGCACACCATCGGTCGGCTGATCCCGAATATCCACATCAGCCAGCAGAATCCGCGAGAAAAACGGGTACCCCGACGAAACATCATCACCGCCGATATATACCCCATGACCGGTGGTGGTCACAGCCGCTCTGCGACCTGTCGTGGACAGGATTCTGACACCCTGAAGGTACGTCGACCGCGACGACAGATGCACCACCGCGCCAGAAGTCGCCGACGACGTAATCCGGCTACCCCGGCTGTTGCTGTGCCCCCCATGCCCACGCAAAATTGTGCACTCCGGCACCACTAGCGTTGCGGAGACGAGATGATTCCAACCGAGATAAAGGATGCCGCCGCCGTTACTTCCCATCCACGCCAGCGCCGCTTGGATAGCTGCGGTGTCGTCGGTGACCCCGTCCCCGACAGCGCCGAACTCCGACACCGAACGGATCGGCTTCGACGCGATCTCCGTCCAGGTGGTCGCCTTCGGAAAATCCGAGCCATAGGCGTCACCGATTTTGAACCGCGAAGTGCCCGGGGCTGTCCCCTCGACAACCTGGGCGTCCCTGGCCTCGATGTCTGCGGTGACAGCTGGCCCGACCTGCTCACCCACGGCAGTCGACACCGCGCCCGGCACCGTCGCGTTGACCGCGGTCGTCACGGTGCCGGTCAGATCCCCCGCCACCTCAGCGAGTTCGGTGCGCACCGATTCGGGCAACTGCTCGCCCTGGGGTTGGGCGGTGTTGATGGCGACGAGCCGGTCGGCCACGGGTCACTCCTCGATCTGGCTGGTGTCGGGAATGTACAGCCCGGAGCCGGGCGGATCCTGCACCATCGGGCCGCCCGCCCCGCCGCTACCGCCGCCGTTGTTGGGGCCGGTCAGGGCGGCCAGAAACGAGTCGATCCACGGCTGCTGCACACGCCCGATCCTATCGGCGGCACGTGCGGTCGCAGGGGCTTAGCCGTATTCGACCCAATCGATCGCCGGGGAGAAGTAGCGGGCGCCGTTGAACTCGCGGCCCGCATCAACCCGGGCCAGCAGCGACCGGTAGCTGGCACCGGATGCGGCGCTGGACCCGGCGTCGTCCCATTCGGCGGCGAACGCCCCGTTGATCGTCAACGTCCACAGATCGCCCACGAACTTGAGTCGCCCCACGTCGCCACCGCCGAACGTGTACGTGTCCGTCATGACATTGTCGGTGCCGGCGACGCGCCGCACAATCGCGGCCGTCGAGTTCGCCAACTCCACCCCCACCCCGTGTGTGACGCCGCCGTTGGATCCGCGCGCGAACAGTTGTGTGCGGTACTTCGACTGGGAGAAGCTGCCCGGCGAGCCCGGTGTGGCGGCCCGGAACGCCAAGTATCCGTCGTCGGCGGTGGCGGTGGCGTCGTCGTATCGCACGTCGTCGCGGTACACGCCGATCGCGCCCGGCCCCGAGTCGGGCTGCGCGAGGCGCATCGCCCCGTTGTCGACACCCGCCGAGTACAGGTCGGATCCGTAGTGAACGAAGCCGTAGCCGGTCAGGTCGTCGGCGTCGCCGTCGTCGAAACCCAGGAAAATGCCGCCCGGCGACCACACCTGCTTGCCGCCGTACCGCACCCCGGCCAAGTCTTTCCCGGTCAGCCGGCCCCCCTGCAGCGCTTTGCCGGCGATGCGGATCGGCACGGCTAGTCCTCCACGATCAGGTACAGCACCGTCGGGTCTTCGGCGGGCAGCGCGTCATGCTCGGTGACGGTCAACACCTGCGCGGCCACATCCAAGTATTGCCCGTCGGACGCTTTGATGGTGAGCACCCCGGCCCCGGTTTTCTCTGGGGTGACGGCCGCGTTTTCGATGGCGTCGGTGTCGACCGCGTCGTCGGCGAGGTTCCCGGCGACCACCCCGTTGGTGGCGATCTTCCCGGCGCCCACCGCCCCGGCTGCGATCTTCGGGCCGGTGACCGCATCGTTGGCGAGTTTGGCGGTGGTGACCTGCCCGTCGTTCAACGTTGACGGCGACACCGTCACAATCTCGGTGACCACCTCGGGCGGTAGTTTCTCGCCCGCGGGCTGCGCCGGGTCGAACGCGACGAACAGGTCGGACATGGCACCCATGCTATGGGGTCAGCGTGCCTTGCCGCCGATCGCGGCGCGCGCGTTGCGCCACGACCCCGCCACGGCGTGCGGCTCAAACCCTGGCGGCGGGGCCTGCACCGGGCGGCGCGCCCTGCCAGAAGACGCGGCCCCCGGGATTGCGGCCGGGGCCGGCCGGCGGGGCTGGTAGGCGGCCGGGCCGTACATGCGCGACCAGTACTGGTCACGCTCGGTGCCGGTTTTCCCGTCCAGGATCGCGGCCTCGGTGTAGTCGAGCAGAGCATGCAGATGCGCCAGCCCCATCGGGTCGCCCGGGATGCGGGGGCGCAGCACCCGCCACTCGGTAGCCGTCGTCACGCACAGCGAGACGACGGCGAGGTAGGGCGGCCCGTGCCCCACGTCGCGATCCCTTCCAACACCCGGGTCAGGGTGTCGGCGGGGGCCTGCCCGTCGATCATGGCGTCGATCAGCCGCTCATACTCCCCGTCCGCCAGGTGGTCGCGCAGGAACCGTTCGGCCGCCTCGCCGGCCATCTGGTCGCGCAGCCGGTCCCGGTCGCGCCGCGGGACGTGCGCCGGGAACTGCGGCTGCACCGCAGCCGTCAACACCGCCGCCGACCGCGGCATCGGTTTGCGTGCCCGCACAACCCCGACCTGGTCGACGTGAAGATCCCGGACCGGGCCGAGCGGGGGCGCGTCGTCGGCGTCGGAACACAGATCGGCGTACCCGGAGGGTGTGGCGGGCGCGGGTGCAGTCATCGGCGGGCTCCTATGCAGGTCGGGTGCCAGGAACCAGCATAGTCACCGTGATCGACCGCGTGATAGTTTGCGGCTCCTTCGACGGAGTGAACGCGCGCTCACCGGTCGGTTTCGGCGGGTCGGCCAGCACCGCCACCGCGCACGTCGACGCCACGCCCGGCACATCGGCCAGCTCGGTCATCCCGTCCGGGGGCTGCTGCGTGATCGGGGACTGGCCCAGGGCGTGCGCGAAGTAGGAGAAGCACAGCAGCAGGCCGCCCGCCCGGTCGATCGACGGGCACACGTGACCCTCGTCGCGCTCCCAAAAGTATTTCCGCAGGTTCGACGCGATGAACCAGCCGTCGTCGAGCAGCAGCGACGCGTCACGCAGCACGATCAGGAACGTGACCTGCTCGGCGACCAGCGCGTTGGTGAAACTGTAGGTGTCCGGCTCGTCAGCGCTGGCTGAGCGCAGCCAGATTTTTGCGTGCGTGTTCTGCCAGCCGGCGTCGCGGCCGTGCACCAAAGTCCATCCCGGCTCCACCGGGTCGATGTCGCCGAACAGGCCCCACTGGTTGAACGTGGCCGCCACGATCACGTCACCCTCGGCGACCCCGGCGGGCACATCAACCTCGGTGGGAACCTCCCCCAGCAGGCCCGACACCTCGATGTCGTGTTCGACACCCACCACGGTCGGGGTGGGCCGCGGGCCGGGGTCCACGATCGCCGGGATGGCGTACAGGTCGATGCGGGTCGTCCCCGAAATGAACGACGACTCGGTCGACGACGAGCCGCCGTCGATGCTGGTGTTCTCCCAGAACTCGGAGATGAACCGCACATCGACGCGCCCCCAGATCGTTTCGCCGGGCTCGACGCGGTACATGCCGGGCGAGTGCGGCATCAGCGGCGTCGACGTGGACGAGGACCGCGCTTTCGCCACCGCGAACCCGGTTCCGACGCCCAGCGAGCCGCCCTTACCGACATCCATGCCGCCCCCGGCGCGGGACACCTCCACCATGTCGTAGTCGGCGGCCACCGGCGCCGGGCTGGGGGTGGCGGTGACCAGCACGGCGTGCCGGTCGGACAAGTAGCCGCGGGAGCGGGCCTGCAACGTGACATCGGTGGAGCCGCGGGTCACGATGCCGTGCACCCACTGCGCGGTGTCGCTGTCGTTCGTCCACGACGCCACCACCGTCTGCACCAGGTCGTTTTTGTTGCCGCCACCCGACACGGCGTACTGGTGGGACACTGACAGCGCCGCCGACGCCGCCACCAGCCGTTCCTGCATCCACGACGCCGGGGTGATCGCCCCGTCGATGATCGAGAAATGGTCGCTCACGCCGCCGCCAAGCCCAACGCCGGCCGCGCTATCGCGGCCAGCCGTGTCCAGTAGGCGCGGGCCTCCCAGCGCGGTTCGAACTCGGTGGGGGTGCGCCACGTGCCCGGCGTTTGCACCGCGCACAGGTACCGGAAGTGCAGCGACTCCCGCGACCCCACCACACCCACATCCACCCACACCTGCGACGAGTCACCGTCCAGGAACAGCCGGCCGTAGGCCAACTTGTCGGCTTCCGTTTCGGGCCGGTCGATCTGCGCTTTGCCGCCGAAACTGTCCTGCATTACTGACGGGTAGTCCGCTGACGGGTTCACCCCCACCCGGTGGGTCCACGCGTCGTGGATGACGACGGTGGCCGGGGATTGGGCGACCAGGTCGCGGGGCGCCCGGATCACCTGAACCAGCACGTGCTGCGCGGCCGGGTTGGCGTTGTACCAGGTGAGGTCGCCGCTGATCATGGTGACCGGGTCGGGGGAGCGCGAAATTTCGCCGTCTTTCACCGATTCGAGGAACGCCTCGGCGACCTTGCGGGGAAACCAGGTGTGGCGCATGTCCATGCCGTCCACCGTGGAAAGCAGATTCTCGGATGTGCAAACCTTGATGCTCATCAGGGCCGCGCCTTGTGGCTGGCGTCCAGTTGGCGCAGCTGGTGACCGGTGCCGTCGGCGCGGATCGACGCCCCGCAATCCCGGCACACCGCCGGGCGCACCGGCTGCCCCGGACCCATGTTCTCCCTCATCGAATCAGCTCCCCTACTTGCGGGTACAGCCACAATTGCAGCCGCGCCCAATTCGCCCGCGCATCATGCACCGGATTGTTTTTGTTCGCGTTATCGCTCCACGGGTCCGGCGTCCACACATAGCAGCGGTACCACACCCGGATCTGCTGCCCCGGCTCCAGCGGGTCCAGCCACTCGTCGATGCTGTTGGTCGGCGACCAATACCACAGCACCCCCGGATTCGGCTCAGCCACCGAGTTGGTGCCCACATCGAGCGCTGCCCCGGACTTGCCGTTGAAATAGCCGGTCGGGTTCGGCAGCTCCGGCTCGGCGTCCACCGCGTACGTCCACCGGTCCCGGAACTGTATAGCGTTCGGATTCGACGTGATCAGCGACCGCGACGCCCTGGTGACCCGCAGAAACATCTGCTGCTCGAGCGGGGTGTCGTTGCGGTGGCTGATCTGCCTGTCGATCAGCAGCTTGCCCGGCAGGGCGGTGGTGGAATACACGGTGCCGTCACCGGCGGCGGCGGCACGCACATCCACGACGGGGCGCGGCACACTGTGCGGCTGCAGCAGCAGCTGGCCGGCCTCATCGGTGGTGAGGTTCTCGCCGATGCACACATTGGGCTCGGTGTACTCCAGGTACGCCACCTGGCCAGCCTATCGGCTGCTGCTGCGCGCGTCACAGCGCGAAAACGCTGGTCACCTCGAAGCGCGTGTACAGCCCGTCCACGTCGGCGGTCAACGCCCCGGCCGGCGACGAGGTGCAGTGGTAGCCGGGGGCGATGCCGTCGTTGGCGGCCACGTTGAACTCCACCACGAAATGCAGATGGAACAGCCCCGAGGCGAGCTGATCGTCGAACGGGGCGACCTGCCCAACCCGGTGCTCGGTGCCGTTGAGCAGCACGACCGGGTGAAAGCTGCGATCCCCGATCAGGCTGGGGTTGATGGCCTGCCCGAGCTGCACCCGCAGCCGCTGCGCCGTGTCCACGGTCAGCGTGTTCGACGCCGAATCCCACGACCAGTAGCCGGGCAGCGACTCAGGTTCGTCATACCAGTCGGCGGGCATCGGGTTGAACCCCGACGACGCGTTCGCCGCGTCGGTGTCGGTGCGGGCCGCCGCGAACAGCGGCGCCGTCGACACCCCCAGCGCAGCGTCATCGTCGGGCGGGGCCGGGGTCAGCAGGTGCGGCTCGCGTCCCGGCGCGGTCAACCACACATCCCCCGTCTCCGGGTCTTCGCGCTGCACCCACTTGCCGAACCTCATCGTGTCCGACGCCTCGGCCCGGTCCTGGCGGCGCGAAACGTTGCGCGCCCACTCCGCAGCCGTCGTGTTCGTCTGCCGGTTCTCGTTCACACCGCACCCCCGCCCCCGCTGACCTCGTCGATCGTCAACAGCTCCGGCACATCATCGTTGACCGACTCCAACTTCACCGACGTCGACACGTCGTCCTGGCGCAGCGCCACCGTCACCCGCGACACCTCCACCGTGGCCTGAGCCCCGTACGCCTCGATGCCCAGGCGGGTCGACGGAACCAGCTGCTCGATGCGCAGCGGCGCGGCCGGCGACAGCGTCGCCCCGCCCTCCGGGGTGGTGACGATCGTGCGGACCGCCGCCGAATAGGCCACCGCGTCGTGCGCGGCGCGCCGCACATTGCCCACCCCGGTCACCTTGTCGATGTTGCGGATGCCCTGCCAGTTCAGGCCGCCCATGTCGGCGCGCGCCCACGCCAACGCGTCCGCGCCGCGCACCACCAGGTCGTTGACGGCCTGCGACGCGTCGCGCCGCAGCCGCAGACCCTTCCCGATGAAATCGTTGACGCCGAGCGTGGTGATCGCCTCGAACGGGGCCGGTCCGAACACTGGTCGGCCCGCAACGAACGTCCAGTACAGGCCGCACGTGTCGACCAGCCGGGCGAACGCGTCCGACACCAGTTCGGTGCCGGCCAGCTCCCCGGTGGTGGAGAAGTCGAACACCCCGTTGCGGGGGTCGTCGCGCACCAAGGCGGGGGCGGTGATGCCGTGCTGCTCGCACAGCGCGTCCCACAGCTCGGAGGCGATGCGGGCCGGGTCGGCGGCATCCCACCGCTTCGTGACCGGCACCCTGGTTTTCGACATGAGGAACGACGGGTCCGCGGCGTGCAAAATCAGGGTTTCATCGTCCCCGTCGGACCACAGCACCGGCCCCGACCAGTAGCGCTGCTGCTGATTCGACGCCCACACGTCCAGCCAGTGCAGGCCCGGAAAAATCTCCTGGTAGGGCGGCATGGTGCGCCGCGCCAGCGGCGACTCCACCGTCACCTTGCAGGTGGTGGTTTGCCGCTGCTCCCACGACCACGTCACATCCACCTGCCGCGACGACGTGAACCCGGTGATGGCGGTGCCGCCGACAGTACGCAGCGACACCAGCTGGTGGTCGTCGACAACCGGCATGTCAGGTCGCCCGGTCCGTCAACGTCATCGTCACCTCGAACGTGCTGGACGCCGCGGTTTGCACAATGAAATCCCAGCAGGTGCGTCGGTCAATGTCGGGCGGAATCCACGGCGCCCCGTTCGGGGTGCCCACCACCCCCACCACCCGATGCTCCCGCCCGTCATACACCGCCCAGTAGGTGCCGGTGATGCCGTCCAACACCAGCTCCGACGCCGGCGGCAGCCCCGACACCTGCAGGGGGAACCGGTTGTCTTCGCAGCGCACATCGGTGCCGCACACCCGCCAAAACGCCTGCAAGGTGAGCGGCGATTCGCCCAGGTTGCGGATGCGCAGCGTCACCGCCGTGTTGCGGCAGCGGAACGCGTAATCCATGGTGGGCACCCGGAAGCTGTACTTGTCGATTTCGGCGACGGGCACGCAGCCGCCGCACACCGGCGGGGCTGTGGTCACCACCTCGATCTCTTCGGGCACGCATTCGGTGGAGAACAGCACCGGCATGTCCAGGCACGTCTCGGGTTTCTCGCAGTCCGCGGCGTGCACCCAGTTGACGGGCTGGCGGGCGATCTCGTCCCAGTCGACCGGCAACGTCACCTCGGGCAGCCACGCGTACGGCGACAGCAGCGTCAGGTCGAACGCCACCCGGTACACGTTGGCCTGCAAGTTTTGCCCGTCGACGGTGACGAACTCCTGCGTGACGCGCGGCCCGTCGGTCAGGACCGCGCCGTGCGCCTCCCGCAACAAACTGGCCGGGTCCGCCGACGAGCCCTGCGGCGACGCCGCCAGGTAGCGCAGCACACTGTCGGTGACCCCGGTGGTGTCGCGCAGAAGGCACGCCAGCCATTCCAGCCCGTAGTTGACGCCCGCGTTGGTGCAGCCGATCAGCAGCGCTTCGAATGACAGGGTCCGCGACGGGTCGCGGTGCGGCCCGGCCACCGCCCCGGCCCCCACCATTTCGGTGACCGGCCGCGACACTGGTGGCGGACCCCACCCCGTCACCGACATGATCCACACCCCGCCGAACTCGCCCGACTCGGGGATTTCCACCGTGTACCAGGGCGCCAGCTCGGGCCGGTACTCCGTGTCGCCCAGGAATTCGCGCAGGCCCGGCCACGTGTCGTCGTATGCGACCAGGTCGGCGCAGTCGCTGCACAGGTCGACCTGCCCCCAGCACAGCCCGTCGACCTGCATCAGGCCCGGCCCGTACCGGCGAGCCCCGTCTGGGGGGCTGTACAGGCCGGGCCGAACCTCGGTCGACGAGTCGGGAATCTCGTACAGCCCGACATGCTCGGCGGATTCGGCCAGTCCGCATTCGGGCAGGATCAGCGGGTACAGGCCGTCCTCGTCGGGTGTCTGCGCCGGGTCGAGGTCGTACAGCAGCTCGCCGGATTCAACCGTTTCGGGCACATACAGGCCCGAACCGGGCGGATCCTCCACCAGGACGGCCGGGTCGACGCCGTCGTTGCCGAACATGCCCAGATCGGAGGTGGGCGGTTCGGTGCCCAGGTGGGCGACCAGGCGCGACGAGTTCGCGATCTCCACCCCGTTCAGCGTGATCCACGACCGGAACATCGGTCAGGCCTCCATCAGGTCGAGGATGCTGTCTCGCACATTGTTGGCCACATTCTGCCCGCCCATCACCTGCTGAGTCACGTAGACGGTGACGTTGCGGCCGCCGTCGCGGGATTCGATGGATGCTGTGCCGGTGCGTTCCAGGTGGTCGACGAACCGGTCGAATGTGCGCGTCGTCTGCGGCGGCAGGATGCGCTCCGGCGCGATCACATCCTTGCGCATCCACCCGGTGCCGGACGCGACGCCGCCCGAGTCGAACGACAGGTCGGCCACCCCGCCCAGTGCGGCACCCATCGTGGCCGCCAGGCCGCCCCCGATGCGGGAGAACGGGGCGAACAGGTCGGCCAGCCAGCGCCCGGAGAACAGGCCGCCCACCGTGTTCGGCAGCAGCGCCTCGATGAAGTCGCCCACAATGTCGGTGGCCACGGGGGTGATCGCGTCCACGGCCTGCGACCAAATGTCGGTGCCGATGTCCACGGCCGCCATGCCCGCCGAACTGATCAGGCTCGACACGATGCCGCCCGCGCCGGGTGCCTGCGTGTTGATCGCCGCGCCCGCAGCGGAGGCCCCGGCCTGAATGGCGGTGTTCGCGACAGCTTTCGTGATCGGTATCCAGATCTGCTGAATGATCCACTTGATCAGCTCCGAGATGACCAGCTTCAGGATGCGGATACGTTCGTCGGCGGCGGTCTGCTCCGACGACTCGGAGCGTTCCAGCAGCGCTGACGTGTCCGAGGTGATGCGGCCCGCCGCGTCGAACCGGGTGAAGTCGCCGCGGAACTGGCGCACCTCCCCGGTGATTTCCTGCAGCGTGTCGCGGGCCTCCAACTCGATACCCAGCAGCCGCAGCAGAATCGACACCAGCACGTTCACCACCACCCCCAGGATGGGAACCTGCGACACCCCGAAGAATTCGGCGCCCACCGTGTCGTTGACGCTCACCCCGGGCACGGTCGCCATGTGCTGCTGCATGGGCTGCAAATTCCAGCCGCCCAAAAGGCCCGCGTCGAACAGGCGCGTTTCGCCCGGGTTGAGCACCCGTTCCCGCTGCCCGGACAGGTTCCAGGCCGGGGTGCCGGATTCCCACACGCCGCCCTCATCGAAGATCTGCGCCGCCGCCTGACCGGCCGCCCCCAACACGCCGCCAGCCCCGCCGTCACCGCCGCCCGCCGAGGAGGCAATCGACGACACCGCCGAACGGACCTCCGCGGCGATCGGCGGACCCGCCGCCTGGCCCAACCCCTGACCCACCGACGCGGTGATCGCACTCGACAGCCCGTCAAGCCCGGACTGTATCGCCGACTCCATCACCGGCCCGATAGCGTCCTCTGCCAGCTGGTCGCGCACCTGCGACAACACATCCATCGTCTGCTGGTGCCGGGCGTCCTCCGCGGCCTCCAGCGACGTGAAGGTGCGGTCCAGCAGGGCGCCCGTGTCGGAGAACATCGCGCCGTCCGCGGTGAACGCCGGCCCGTCGTTGCCGAACAGGTTTTGGGCGTCCAGCCCGCTGGCGGTGCGGCTGTAGTCGCCCACCTGGTAGCCCAGAGCGGCGGCGATCGCGTTCGGGTTGCGCTCCGACAGCAGCCGCGACAGGTCGGCTGTCCGCGCGGGCAGCGCCCGGTCGCCGACGCCGAGGATCGCGTCGAGCCCTTGTCGGCCCGCCGACGCGAGCGGGCCGCCCGCCGCGGACAGCATGTCGCCGAACAGGCTCGGCGCGCCGCCGCCGCCCATCATGCCGTCGAAGTTGGTGACGTACACGGGCACGATGCCGCCGCCCGCCCCGAAACCCGAGCCCAGGCCGCCGCTGCCCATGCCCGGCATGACGCCCATGCCGGGCAGCGCATCCTCCATGCCCTCGGCGATGCGGGCGTGAATGTGGTTGAAGTGGTCGCCGCCCGTGTCGGTTTTCCACAGCGAGCCCTGCGGGTCGATGACACCGGTGGTCATCAGCGACTGCCAAATCTGGTCGCCCAGAGCCTCGCCCTGCGGGTTCGCCCCGCCCCGCACCGTGCCGCCCGGGATCATGATGTCCAGGGCGCGCCCCGACGGGTGGTCGGGATGCGGATCCTGCCGGTAGCCGCCGATGTCGGTGATTGCGGGGAACGCCTGCATGATCAGGTCGTTCAACGCGGCCGCCGCGGGCACCAGCCCGGCGTCGGGGGCGTTCACCGAGCCGCCCAACCACCGTGTGCTGCTGCTGCTGCTGGACCGCGGGATGCTGCTGCTGGCCGGGCTGGCGGGCACGAACGTGTTCGGCCAGGCCTGCGGGCCGCGCACCGGGCCGCGATCCGCCAGCAGAGCCTCCGCGGCGGCTATCTGTTGATCCATCGACGCCAGGTCGGCGCGCGCCGGGGCGCCCGCAGGCCGGTACGCCATCCACGTAGCCTGATCGAACTGCAGGCCCCCGTAGTAGCCGTTGCCGGTGTTGATCGACCAGTCCCCGCCCGACTCGGCCTGCGCGATGGCCTGCCAGTCCGCGCCAGCCGACGGCCGCGACACCCCTGTCAGGCCGGGCAGGCCCGTGAATCCCGCGGGGGCGCCCTTCTTCGCCAGCTTGTCCCGGAACGTTTCCAGCGCCGCGATCAGCGACGAATTCGACGAATCCAGCACCCCGCCGTAGCCGCCGCCGGCCAGCACCTGCTCCACCAGGGCCGCGATCTGCGCGTCGTCCAGTCCGCCTTTCTTTTTGTTGCGGGCACTGACAATGGCTTTCACGACCGGGTCGTTGGCGTCCAACCCCAGCCCAGCCAGGTCGGCAAGGTTGCCCGACTTCGCGAACGCGGCCAGCGGGCCGGCGAAACGCGACGCGTCCACCCCGAACCCGGGCAGCCCCGGCGAACCCGTGCCGCCGCCGAACATCTGCTGCAGCATCTGCATCTGCGTGTTGGCCTGCTCGGTGAAGTAGCTGATCGGTTCGGCGCCCAGGAACTTCTCCGGGTCGCCACCCAACGCGCTGATCGCCGCCGCCGCCATCTCGTAGCCCGGATGACGCGCCGCGATCGGGGTGCCGAACGGGCCGGTCCGCGACGGTGTCGCCCCCGGAATCCTGCCGGCCCGGATCTGGTCGTCCACCAGCCGGTTCACCGCCACCGCGGTCGTGTTCAGCGGCGACCCGGGCGGGCCGTCCCCGGCGAGCAGAGCCCGAATCTCGTCCAGCAAGTCCAGGGCGGTGTCCCCGTCGCGGGTCTCCGACAGGCCCAGCACCGCCCCGATCGCGGCCAGACCGTCCCGCCCGCCAGGAACCCCGCCGTCGGCGTAGCCCGCGGTCGACAGGCCCGACCGGAACATCGAGTTGATCGCGTACACGCCCCTCGGGCCGCCCAGGCCGCGAACCGCCTCCGGGATCAGCACGCCCTCTCCGGGCGACACCCACGACAGCAGCGAATCGACGCCCGGCGCGTAGCCGGGGAACACCCTGCCGTCCGCCGAGCCGGGCGCGAAGATCTGCAGCGGACTCTGGGCCGGCGCACCCTGCCCAGGCACCCGAACCTGCGGGGTGATCACCGCCTGCGACCATTTGCGCAGGAACTCCTGCATCTTCGACTCGGCTGGCGCGGTGTCGGCGTCGATGGTGAACTGGCCGTTCGGGAGCCGCTGCACCTCCAGCCCGAGGGCCTCTACCCTGGCTATCACCTCGGGTGTCGGGTCGACGATTTCGAACTGGCCGTCGGGCAGGGCGCGCACCGCGTCGCCCAGCGTGCGGATCGAGGCGGTGACCAGCTCTGCTTTCTGCTGGGCGCGCGCCAACTGTTCCTCAGTCGGCTCGAACTGGAACGGGGTTTGCAGATCGGCCGGGTTCACCGGCGACGCCGCGGCGGGCGGGGCCGGCGCGGCAGGTGCCGTGGTAGCCAGCGGCGGCAACACCACCCGCCCCGACCCGTCCACAATCGACCCGTCCGGGGCCTGCGTCAAACCGGCGGGCAGGCCCTGCCGGTTGATGAATTCGCGCAGCTCGTCGCCCACCGCCGGGCCTTGCATGGACGGCAGGTTGCGAGTCGCCTCGTCGTAGCGGCGCTGCCCCTCCGGGCCGGTGTTCTGCTCATCCCAGCGCTGCCGGGCCTCCGACCGCTGCTGCTCCAGGTCGTCGGCGACTTTCTGCAGGGCGGCGACGATCGCGCCGCCCGCAGCGCCGATCGCCGCACCCCACGGCCCGGCGAACGCCGCCCCGATCGCGGCGCCGCCACCCACGGTCTGCGCGAAATTGCCGGGCGTCAAACCGTTCGCCGCCTGATCGGACAGGCCGTTGATCGCGAAGCCCGCCCCGGCCATGCCAGCCAGGCTGCGCATGTTCGCCAGCAGGCCGCCCCGCCCGCCCGGGCCGCCGACCAGGGTGGTGTTGATGCCGCTCAACTGTCCGTTGACCCCGCCGAGCCCGCCGATCAGCGCGCCGAAACCGCCCAGGGTTTTCCACGCCAGGAACCCGGTGAACACGGTCTGCACCAGCGGACCCATGTCGTCGAGCACGCCGGTGACGTTCCGCAGGAACGGCAGCAGAACATCAGCCCATTCTTTCGACGCCTGGTAGACGTCGCCGATGACGCCTGCCAGGTTCCCCAGGATCGGCCCCCACTCGGCCAGTTGCCGCCGGCCCTCCTCGAAGAACCGGGTGAGCTTCTCCTGCCCTTCCGCGGACGCCAGGAACTCGGCCAGTTTCGTCGTGCCGGACTCCATGGCCTGCAGCAGGCCGCCGTCACCGCCGGCCGCCTTGGTGATCGACGCGATGATCTTGCCCAGGTTCAGGAACGTCTCGCCCAGGTTCCCGACGCCGGTGATGCCCTGGTCGATCCACTTGTCGAGGTTGCCGTTGGCGACGCTGCGGGTGATCCACGCGTCGAAGCGGGTGGTGACCGCGGTCAGCCCGTCGGCGAGGCGCGGCAGAAAATCTGAGGCCTCCGCGGTGAGCGTGCCGATACCGTTCACCAAAGGCTGTATCGCGGCGTTCGCCCGGGTTTGCGCGTCGGCGGTGTTCCCGAAAATCTGGTCGATCAGCGACAGCGACCGGTCCGAGCCGCCGACCCGCAGCAACTCTTTCAACGTCGCATTCCACGCCGTGCCGGTCGCCGTCAGCGCCTTCTGGAACGTGGGAACGGACCGGTCGGCGAACATTTTGATCTCGCCGGCAACCCCGTCGAGCATTGTTTGCGCCGCGAGCTGCTGCAAACCCTTCAGGGCGGGCTGCAAATCGTTTCCGACGACCAGCGCCACCTCGGCGGCGGCCGGGGCGAGCTTCTCCAACGCTTCGGCGGCGTCGTCCCAGTCGTCGGGGTCGCCCGACGCGGTGGCCTCCCACACGGCTTCGATGGCGTCGGACAGGCCGTTGAAACCCACAATGGCGGTGCTGATCGACGCGACCGCACCGCCGAAGATGCCGGGCAGCACCAGCCCGGCCTGCCCCAGCTGCTGCACCGCCCCGGTCAGGTTGGTGACGGCGGTCGCGGCGGCGGGGAAGCTGCCGACGATCCCGGCGACGGCGTTCCATCCGGCCGCCCCGACGAGGGGTCCGCCGAAGCCGAAGAACCCGCCGGACCCGGACCGGCCGCGGGAGAAGTGGTTACCGCCACCCCCACCGCCACCGAACCCCCCGCCCCCCGTGCCGGGCGGGCCGCCAGTCGGCGCTGCGGCGTTCGCGGTACGCGCCGCCGTGTTCGCGGCCAGCGCGGCGGTCTGCCGCTCAATCTCGCGGGTGACGTGGCTGATCGCCGCCGCCGACGCCCGCCCCGACGCCTGCGCTTTCGCGGCGGTCTTGGTGTGCTCGTCGCCGAGTTCGTGGACGGCCTTCGATGTGGCTTTGGCTGCGGCGGTCTGCTTGGTCGACGACTTCTGCGCGTCGCGGGCCGTCTCGTCGTATTCGCGCTGAACCTGGTTCAGCTCCCGATGCACCATCGCGGAGGCCGGGGCCAGCGCCTGTGTGAGTTCGCGGGCGAGGTCAGTTTTGGCGTTGGACCCGTCGATCGTCAGATCGACACGAATCCGACCGACGGGAGAAGTCACCGCCCCAGCTTAAAGCTGCTGCGTGTGACCGCGGCGGTTACGCGCCGCCTGCCTGCGTGGTGACGGCTTCGGCGGCGGCCACCGTCTCGGCCTGCACCTGCTCGGAGGAAAGCTTGCTGAGTTCGTTGATCAGCTCCCAGGTGATCCCGGCGCCGTAGCCGCCGTCGGGGTCTTGCATGCGGTCGAGGAACCGTTCGTAGCTGGCGGGGGCGATCTGGTTGGTGAGGAATTTGTTCATCCGCTCCAGCAGGTATTCCTCGGAGCGTCCGGTTTTGACGGCGTATTGCAGGCCGAGGATTTGGGCTGCTTGGGGGAGGCGCACGGCGAGGCGGTCGCCGTGGAAGTCGAGCCACTGGTGCGGCCAGTCGCTGTCGGGGTCCACCCACTCCGGTTCCGGCTCGGCCTCAGCCCCGGGCTCGGCGGCCTCAGTGGCGGGTGTGGGCTGCTCGGGCGGGGCGGCTGTCGGGCCGGGCTCAGGCGCCGGTTCGGGGGTGGGGTCGATGACCTCGAAAGTTTGGCCGGCGGGGCTGACCACCTGGCTCTCGTCGGCCTGCCACTGGCCCGCCGGCTGCGGCGGGGGGGCGGCCACGGGTGCCGCGGGCTGTTGGGGTGTCGTCATGTTCCGAGGGTTCCTTTCCGAGGGCGCGCTACAGCCGTGATGCTACCCGCGTCGCCGCGTTCCGCAGCCACGGCCTGCCCCGCGTGCCGGGATGATTCACCCGCCGCGCGAACACCGTCGAGCCGCCCACCTGGAAACGCAGCGCCTGCCGGAACCGGGGCCGGATCACGTGCGGGCGCGTCCCCTCGTGCACGTACAGGGCGTAGTCGGCGTCGTTGTGTACCGAGCCGTGCGTGTCGCGGGCCGCCGAATGCGTCACCCGGCCCTCCCGGTGCTGGCGGCCCAGGTTGCCGGTGCGGACTGGGACGGTCACCTTGGCCTGCGTGGCGGTTTGCCTCTGCCACGACCGCATTTTGCGGGCGCCGATCACCCGCAGCTGCCGGTTCAGTTCCGCGTCGTAGATTTCGACGCGGGCGTCAGCTCCCGCCATCGACTTGCTGCCAGATTTCGCGCAGGTCGTCTCGGCCCGCGTCGTCGGGAACAGTCACGCCGCGCGCGGTCAGGAACGCCGCCCAGTCGGCGCGAGACGCGTTCCCGGCTGGCTCGGGCCACGCCGCCTCAAGGTGAGGATCCGGCTCGTCGTCGGGTTCGTGCTGGTCGGCGCTGGGCCCGCTGTCCGGGCTACTTGCCGGATCGGCGGCGTCGAGGTCGCCTGACACCAGGTCGTAGAAGCCGCCCTTGATGCGGCGCCGCACCTGGTCGGTCAGCTCGTACACCCGTATCTCGCCGGTCGGCAGGTCCACGCACGGCGTCACCGAACCCCTGACAGTCACCTTCGGCATCTGATCATCCCTTCACGATCTGAACGTAGGCGAAGCCCGCCCACGTCAAAAACCCGCCCTCGGGTCCACTCGGTGTCACGTTATCGGTGTTGACCGCCCGCGATTTCGTTCTCAGCCGCCGCATGTCGCACAGCGCCTTCTCGATGCGCCACGAATCATCGAGCGACGCCCCGGCCTCGGCGGCGATCTTCGACCACGACGGCTTCGCTTCGCGCCCGATCACGCTGCACCGCGTCACCGCCAACTCGACCGCCACCGCCGGGAACGCGCCCGACGCGCAGCGCGCCACCGACTCTTTCAGCGGCTCAGGGAACTCGGCGGCGGTCGACCGGTAGCGCTGCACAACCCGCACCGTCAACAGCGGCCCGTCACACACCCATATCGGGATTTCGCCGTCGCCGGGGATGAACCTGACCTCGGTTGATCCGCCGCCCACCGGCGGGCATTCCTGGTCGGGGTCGAAGTGTCGGGCCAGCGCCTCGATGGCGGCGGCCACCACCTCGTTCGCGGGGTCGATGCAGCTCACATCACGCTCGCACGCTCAGCAAGCCCGGACGGGTTGACAGACGCCAGCCAGCGGTCCACCTCGACCAGTCCAGTGCGCCCCTTGTCGAGAAAGAACGACGGGTCGAAGTTGAAGCTTCCGCCGCGGCCGGTCATTTCGCGGACTGTGATCGGGATGCGGCAGGCGTCGGTGTCGCCGCAGGCGGCGTTGATGAATTCGTTGGCCAGCGCCCCGGCCAGGCGGGGCACCCCGGGAGGCAGTGGCAGGCCCCGCCGGTACTCCACCGACCATGTGCCGGGCTCGCCGAGCGGCTTGGACAGGTCTTGCGAAGGCCAGCGCTGGCCGCCGCGCCGGTACAGGGCATCGCCCTCCAGCTGGTATTCGCTGTCGGCGAGCACCTGCCCGGCGATGGTGACGACGAGGGGGTTCTGCTCGGTGGGGGCCGCGACGGGGCCTGGCAGGTGCACGACTCGCGGGCCTTCAACGCGGCAGGCGCCGACGCATCCGCAGCCGAGGTTGACCCAGGTGCCGCCCCAGAACACGGGCACCCCGGATGCGCGGAAGTCGTGGAGCGGCGAGAGCGGGGTGAGCGCCCACCACGACGGCGGGCAGGGCCGGGCGGTGGCGTCGCAGATGCCGAACTGGCGCCCGGACAGCGCCCACAGCACGTGCACGGCCAGGTCTTCGGCGTCGTTCTGTTTCGCCAGGGCCGCGTCGTAGGCGGCCTGCTCGTCGGCGGTGGGGGTGTCGCCGAGCGCAGGCAGGGTGACCGTGTAGCAGGAGCGGTCGATCTCCCATTCGCAGGCCATGCGATTACGGTAGCGCCGCCGGGTGTTTCAGTCGGCCACCAGGTAGGCGGTGCCGCCAGCCTGTTCGCGCAGCATCAGCGGCCCCGACAGGTCCACCTGCTCGTAGTCGCGGTGCGCCCCGCCTAGCGAGCCCAGCCACAGCCGGGTCCGCGACAGGAACGCCCCCGGCCGGTCCGGCCAGTTGTCGCCGTTGGCGTGCCCGTCCCAGCGGCGCGCCACATCCCGCACCCGAACACCAGTGTTGTCCGGGGTGCGCTGCCAGCTTGGCCCGTCACCGCCGAGCCGACGCCCCGGGTTGCCCAACAGGACCAGATCAACCCGGGCCGGGTCGGGGTCGGCGTCGCCCAGCCACAAACCGGCCACCACCGCGCCCTTCGAATGCCCCATCACCGTCACGTGCTCGAACTGGCGCAGCGCACCCGACACCGCCTCATCGAGCAGGTCAGCACCCAGCATGTACGAGTCGAACAGGCTGTCGCCGTAATCCACCGGCACCTGCGTACGCCCATCCGTGCGGGCGTAGCCGCAGCAGAAGTCGCCCATCCGGTCGTCGCGGCCCATATCCAGGCCGCGCAGCGTCAACACCGCGTGACTCACCATCCCGACCCGTCATCCACACCGAACAGGTTGACCTCGAAACGGTCCGCCACAACGGCGACCGCCGCGACCGCCCCCAACACCAGGGCCACGGCCGCGGCGCACGCCGCCACCTCAAGCCACACGGCTTAGACAGCCACCACGGTCACGTCGGGATCGGTGCCGCCCGTCAGACCGGAGCCGTCCGCGGACAGCGCCCCCAGCTCCGGGGACAGCGTCACCGTGAACGGGCCGGCACCCGACACCGTCACCTGCCCGATGTTCACCGTCGCCAACGCCTCCAGCGCGGCCCGGACATCGTCGGCGTCCGCGTCGTAGGCAATGTCGCCGGTCTCGTCTCCGGCCACCGACAGGGTGAACGTGCCGCCAGTCGGGGAGCCGGTCACCGTCACCGTGTAGGCGGTGCCGTCGCAGATCGGCTGCAGCGGCGCGACCGCCGCCGCGGACGAACCGTAGTAGTCGACGGGCGGGGTGGCGTCGGTGAAAATCGACTGCACCGCCAGCTCGCAGGCGCCGTTCGTCGCGTCCGGCGGCGGGACCGCCGTCTCGAACATGATGATGTGTTCTTTCGCCGTGGTCGGCGTCAGCAGGCGGCCCGGGGTGTGCGCCGCGTCCGTGCCCACCACGTTGTACGGGCCGCGGCCCCACTTGCGGCAGTTCATCGTGATCCCGGACAGGGTGAACGTGGAGATCGCCTCAGCGATGTTGATGGCGCCCAGCACGAACTCTTTCGCGCAGAAAAACGTGTAGCCGTACAGCTCCCCGGACGCGTTCGCCGAGAACTCGGCGTCGTCGGTGGGGATGTCGCATTCGTCGTCGGAGCCGATGTCGGTCCACACCTCCATCGCCACACCGAACCGGTCACTGACCTCGGCCTGGTCGCGAACACCGATCGGGGAATCATCCCAGCCCAGCTCCTGGCTCCACCCGGTGAGCAGCGTCCACAGCTCGGAGTCCACGTCGCAGAACTCGGCTTCGATGTCCCACCACTTCCGTTCGGGCGGGGTGCGGCGCGACACGCACACCTTGCCGGCGGCGTTGTTCTGTTCCAGCTCGTTGGCCTGGCGCTGGTTGGGGGTCAGGGCGACCCGCACGAAACCTTCGGTGACGAGCCGATTCTTGGCGCCCTGAATGGGCTTGCCGCAGTTGTCCACCTTGCTCACTCGAAGGCGGGTGCCCAGAACGGGAGCGTACGACATGTTGGCCCTCTCCTGCATGTTCGGCGCTTCGGCGCCGTCCGTTGTGGCCTTTCCGAGGCTGTGTCGAACACTAAGCAGCCCGTGTGCACCCGCGGCGCGTCAGGTGTCGGCGTCGGCGGCGGCGCGCGCCCGGCGGGAGCGTCGGATGGTGCGCACCAGCACGATCAGCATCGGCGCATACCACAGGGCGCCGAGCGTGAACACGGCGAACCGCAGATGCTGGCGGCCCGGGAAGTGCTGGTCCCACCAGGCGGCCATCGCGGCCAGCGCCATCACCGCGGTCAGGGTGATGCATTTGCGCAGGAACACGAAACCCAGCTGGCTTGACCGCCAATCCGACCACACCCAGAACGTGAGCGTGAACGCGGCGACCAGGCCGGCGATGGCGAGCAGCGCCACGTTCGCCATGAACTGGTAGTTGGGGTCGGCCCACATGTCGGCGGCGATCACCGCGGCCACCGCCACCGCCGATGTCACATATCCCAGAGTGAAGGCGTGTCTGCGGACGAGTTTCATCGCCGGGCCTGGAACGCGGCGTCGAGCAGGCTGGTGAACTCGGCTTTGATGGCGGCTGAGCGCACCGACTCGGTCGCCGCGGACCGTTTCACCTGCCGCAGCTGCTCGGTGGCGCGGTCGGCTTCGGCGGCGGCGTCCGCGGCGCGCTGGCGCGCCTTGGTCACCGCGGCGCGCTGGTGCCGCTGCCACGGCCACCTCATCGCGGGGTCTGCTGCATGTAGTCGCGAACCGCCGCCATCAGGTCGCGCTCGGACAGCATCTTCGCCTGCACGCTGATCGTTTCGTCTTTCGCCGAGTTGGCGCGGCGCAGAAAGTCGACCTCCGAAACCAGGGGCGCTTTCTCGGCGTCGACCTGTTTGCGGGGAACCAGCCGGCCAGACAGGACCAGCCATCCAAGGACAACACACAACGCTGTCAGCAGCCCGATAGCCGACCAGTCGTCCCATTGATCCGGCGAGAGCCCAAACACGGGTCACTCCTCCCGCCATGTCGAGTTCCTCCGGTCAGGCCCCATCGAGTTTCACCAGCGAGGCGTCATCCTTGTCGCCTTTCGTGCGAGCGTAGATGCATTTCACGAACGTGAAAAAGCCCATGCCTGCGGCGCCGAGCAGCGCGCCCTGCCAGGGCAGCACCGACAGGTCGACCTGGCCGACCCATTCGCCGCCCTGCTGCAGGCCGGCGCCGGTGACGAAGCCTTGGACAGCTGAGCTGACGGTGCGTTCGCGGGTGTCGCGCCAGAATTTGGGGGGCGCGGTGAACAGGTCGGCCATCAGCTGGCATCCTTGATCGCCTGCAGCGCGTCGGCTTTGAGCCGGATGTCTCGGGTGTCGAGTCCGTGCGCCAACGCGTAGTCATCGATTTCGTCGCGGCGCCAATCGTCGTTCGGTTCGCCTTCCGGCCAGGTCACCGGCTGCTCCGGCTCGGCCAATGCGGCGGGCCGGTCGCCGAGTGTGGGCTGCTGCTCGCGCTGGCGCAGCTTGCCGTGATGCTGCGACTGTGTGTGCGCATTCACCGACGACGGCACCGTGGGCTGCACAATGCCCGTCGCGTCCCCCGCCGAGGTCCGCACATCCGTGGCCAGCGCCTCCACCGGCTCAGCCAGCAGCCCGGCGCGCCGCGCCACGGACTCGTCCACCTCGTAGCGGGGCCGCGGCCCGCCCCGCGTCACCTTCCGCGGCTTCCCGCCCGCCGCGATCAGCGCGGCCAGCCCGGGGCCGCGCGTGCCGCGCTCCCGAAAATCGAACGTGGCGACACCATCATCGACCACCACATCCACACCGTTCATGGTCATCACTCCGCTCCGATCGTGGCCGCCGCGATGGTGGCCTCCCACGCGACCAGCACCGAACGCTCGGCCACCGTCACGTACCGGTTGTGTTCCATCTTCAACGCCGGGTGCACGTTCTGCGGGCCGCGCCACCCGTACGGCTGGCTGGTGGCGACCAGCGTGTCGGTGAGGGTGTCGACGTAGCCGCCGCCGAACACCCACGTGTTGCCCAGCGGGGTGCGCAGCAGCGCGCCCTGCCGGCTGATCAGGTTGGCCTCCGCGGCCGGCGCCGCCCACTGCGGGGCGGCGTGAATGAAGCCCGGGATGCCGGTCTGCGCGATCGCCGCCTCCAGCACGCCGACCGCGGCCACCACCGTGACGGCCGCAATCTCGTCGCCGGACACGTCGGCCAGCAGCCGGGTGGCCACCATGTCCTCCACCGACGACGGCTCCAACACCCGCTGATTCTGGGCGGCCCGGGCCTGCACCTCCGACATGTCGCGGGGCGTGCACTCGTCGTAGCCGAAGAACGTGCCCGCCGTGTACGTGGCCGGGAAGTCGGGGCGGTCGTTGATGTCTTTCACATCGTCGACGGCCAGATCATCCTCGGAGGCGCACCACGCCGCGCCCCACACCCCGGCGGCGGCGCCGTAGTTGAACGGCTCCACGTCCACACCGGTCAGGAACCGCAGCGGCCCGTCCCCGCCGTCCTGCTGCCAGTTGATGACGGCGTACAGGTTCGGGGCGGCCGGGTTGACCGGCGGGGCCTGGAACTGCACCGGTTGCAACTCAGCCATGATCGATCAGTCCTTTCCTGCACGGGAGAGGCAGGTGTGGCGCGCTGCGCGGTATGCACCCTCGGAAGGCCACCCTGTTCACGCGCTACACCTGCCTCCGTCTATGTTGACAGCTCCCCTGCGGTCAGGACACGGTCACTGCCGGCGAGGTGCCGCCCGTCAGGTCGGTGCCGTCGACGGTGAGCGCCCCCAGCTCGGCCGGGTAGGTCACCACGACCGGGGTGCCGGGCAGGGCGCCGCCGGTGGTGGTGAAGTCCGCGGCCAGGAACGAGTCGTCCAGCGCGACCAGCGCCGTCTTCACCTGCGCGGCCGAAGCGTTGTGGGCGATATCGGTGGACTGGCCGCCCAGCGTGGCCTCCCATGTGCCGCCGGTCGGGGTGCCGGTGATGGTGACCGTCGCGGTCAGGGTTTCCACACCGGTGTAGCTGCACGTGATCTGCTCGCGGGCGCCGACCGCGCCGTTCACGCACAGCGGCATCCGCGAGATGATCGAGTCGTCGCAGCGCTTCGCGACCAGGATGGCGTCCTCGGTGAACATGTGGGTGAACCGGTTCACCGTCACCTGCTCGATCGGGTACATGGCGCCCAGGGTGATCACCTCGGACATCGACCGGAACCAGGTGCCGCGCGGGTACATGATCACGTCGGCGTAGCCGGGCCAGGTCTTGGTGTCCAGGTGGCCAGGCTGGCCGACGCCGCGGGCCTGCCAGTCGGCCACGAACTGCGGCGCGATGTTGCGGGCGCGCATCCATTCCAGGATCTGGCCGTCGGACACGGCGAGCGCGTCGAGGCCTTCGCGCATGGCCAGGTCGGAGCGGATCACGCTGGGCAGCCACGACGGGGCCACCACCTCGATCACCGCGGTACGCGACAGACCCTTTTTGAGGCGCAGGTTCATCGCGTTGATCTCCAACGCGTTCAGAACCGAGCTGGTCGCGCCGATCACCGCGTCAGTGGGGGTGACGATCGGCACACCCGACCCGGCCACCATGTCGTTGATGGTGCGCCACGACACGCCGCGCAGGTGGGCTTGGGCGAACGTCTGCAGCCACCACGCCGTCAGCTCCGGCCACGCCTGGTTCTGCAGGATGCCGCCCTTCACGCCGTAGCCGATCGCGTTCAGCCGGTGCTCCACCATGTCATCGGGGCACTCAATTTCGATGAGTTCCTTGATGGCGGTCGGGTCACCGTTGCCGTCCTCGGCCTCCAGTTCGGCTTCGGTGAAGTAGAACTGGAACGCGAAATCGGACAGCAGAGCGGACACGTCGGGTTCGGTGGGGAAGATGATGCCGCCCCGCGAAATGCCGATCTCGGGAAGCGAGATAAGGTCGGTGGCCATCACCGGGTCGCAGAAGCTGTAGATCTGCTCGGACGGGGCGCACCAGCCGCCGGAGGCGACCAGGCCCTGCGGCCCGTCGGCTTCGGCGTTGAGCCGGTTCAGCTCGGTGAGCAGCTCGTTGTAGTCCTTGACCACGTTGATGCCGGGCCGGCGGATCATGGCCAGCTCTTGGGATGCCAGGCCGCCGCGGTTGCCGGTCGGCTTGATGGCGCGCCGGTTACCGCGGGCAACACTGTTGATGCGCTCGGCGAGGGTGGCGAACGAGACGAGGCCTTGGTCGCGGTCTGCCCGGTAGTTGGGGCAGGACGGCAGCAGTTCGAGGCCGCCGGCGGGCTGCGCGTCGGGGGTGTCGACGGGGGCGGGTATGTCGTTGCGGCCTCCGCTGGCCCCGGCGAACGACACGGGCTGCCGCGCGGATGCGGCGACCAGTTCCCCGGACTCGGGGGCGGCGGGGGCTGCCGGTTCGGGCTCCGGGGTCGCCGGTGCGGGCGCGGGCGGTGCGGGCTGCTCGGCCTTGGCGGGTTCGGGCTCCGGTTCCGGCTCGGGCTCCGGGGCTGCGGGCTCGGGTTCGGCGGGCGGCTTCACCGCCTCCGCGGCCTTCGCGAACAGGTCCGCGCGGCGCGCCGACTCGGCCTCCGCAGACTCGTGGGCGGAAGTGACCTCGCTGTGGAACGAGTACACCTTCTCGAACTCGGCCTGCTCATCCTCGCTGAACTGCTCGCCCGCCTCGTGGCGCTTGAGCCAGTTGTGCAGCTCGGTGGTGGCCTCATCCTTGAGCGTCTTCAGCTCGGCGGCTCCGGCGGGAAGCTTCTCAGGGAACTTCACAACCCTGCTCCTGTCCATTGTCGGTCGCTCCCAACCGGGAACTCTCTGCGAAACAGACAGTAGGACGGGTGTGTGCGGGCAGGGCGGGCGTGGGCATTTCGCGGGCGCGCGTGGTAGAAAAGAGTCGACCCCCGCTCCCGAAGGGGCGAGGGTCGAAACAGCTTTGGACGGCTGGTTGCGATTCTACACACCATCGCGTGTGCCCCGTCAACGCCAGCCCCTACATGTAGGGAGAACTACCGGCGTTTTGATGCGAGGGCAGCCCGCCGGGTCACCAAACCAGCTGCCTACCTGCCTGCGTCCCGCGGTACCTGACACGGCCGCCCGGCGTTGAGCTCACTCCACAAGTCCCCGAAAGCAGGCGGGGCACCCGACGACTGATCTAGAGCAGCCCGACGGTACGGATCGAAGCCCCTACGGCCACACCGCCGAGGGGCCAGACGTGGTGCGGACCAGACGGTGAGCGGTCAATGGGAGGGTCAGGGCCTGGGAGGGTCCGACAATGCCAGGCTTCTATCCGTTGTCAGTAGAGGTGGGCTACCAGCCGAACTCTCGGGGGACGTACACCTGGTTTTGTGCGCGGATGAATCCTGTCTCGGCTGGCGGGATGGTGTCGGATTCGGTAACCCGCACAAGTAGTCGCCAGCCGCGTTCGGTTGCCTCGGTGGCGCGGTGGACGTTCCACCAGTCCCACGACACCCACTCATTCGGGCGGGGAACGTCAACGACATGACCGCCTCCATCTACGAGTCTGGTCATCTCCGCGTAAAGGTCCTCACTTTCACCGTGTTCAAGGGCGAGGGTGAGGGGGCTGTGGAGGAACTCGGTCGGGCAGTCGTTGCCGACGATGATGGTGTGGTAGCGCGGGAAGTACCCCGCCTCGGACTGTTGGTGCTGCTCTGCCATCGACGGTTGGCCTGCGGCGGCGGGGTTGAGGTTGCGACCGCGCGGGACGCCGTCGGTGTGCCAGCCCGGTATCGCCGGCAGCCATCCGGGCATGAGCATCGAGACTTTGGTGTCGACGATGATGTGTAAGCGGTCGCCTGCGAGTGGGGCCTGTTCTAGGCACTTGCGCACTAGCGGGCCGCCGAACATGGCGGCGTTCGGCAGGCTGGCTCGGCGTAGGTTTGGCGTGGCTTCTATGAGGCGGGGGTCTAGGCCGGTCACGTGGTCGGGGCGTGCGCGGATTGGGGTTCGGTTGAACAGGTAGGTGGCGGGGTGCATGCCGTCACGCTATCACGGTGATCACGGAACGTCTAGGGTTGTGTGATCACCGTTTCCAGCCGTAGCATGTCTGCATGGCATCTGCACCCCAGGATAGGCCGCGGCAGACGCGGCTCAACATCAACATCAACGCGCAAACCGAGGCGGCGCTGCGGCGGTACGCGGCGAAACACGAGCTGACCGTCACCGAAGTGGTGCGGCGCTTTGTGGGCATGGCCGACAGCATCGAAGCCTGGCGCGACACCGGGCACGAAATCCTGGTCCGCAAAAACGGCAGCGTGGAGCGTGTCGCGTGGGTGTACTGAAACTGCCGGCCCCGCAGCGTTTCGCCGCCAAACTGATAGTCGACCACGAATCAGTTTTCGAGGGGTCGCCGTGCGTGCTGTGGGCGGCGTCGGCCACCTCGGATAACGGGCACGGCCGGTTCTGGGATGACGTGGACGAGCACGGGCACCGGCGTTCCTGGATTCCGAGGCGGTACGCCTGGCGGCTGGCCCGCGGCGTCGACTTGCCGACCGGCCTGTTCCTGTATGCGCGGTGCGGTAATCAGCGCTGCGTGAATGACCTGCACGCGCAGGTGTTGTGCGCGCGGGGCGTGGCGGGGCAAACCTACCGGGACAACCTGGTGGTGTCGTTGACGTGCCCGCAAGGCCATCTGTGGACGCGCCAGAACCGGCAGGAAAACAAGCCCGGCAAGGGTTTTCGGTGCGCGAAATGTAACAGGTTGAAGTCTTACGAATGGCAGCGGCGCGGCGGCGTGGGGCGTGAACGGACCATGGACGAGTTGTCGCCGGAGTGCCGCAACGGGCACCGCCGCACCGAGCAGAACACCCGTTTCGACAGCTACGGCACGACGGTCTGCCGGGACTGCCAGCGCGACGCGTCGCAGCGCTGGGTCGACAAGCAGAAAGCTGGCGCGAAATGAGCGCGCGGCTACCCGGCGGCGTCGGCAATTGGCGGCACGTCGATATCGTTTTCATCCTGGTCGACGCCGCCGCCGACGCGGGGCTCGATGAGGTTCCCGAAGACTGGTGGCCGGAAGGATTCGAAGTGGACGCGCCGGAACGCTGCGGATGCGCAGACCATGCACAGGCGGGCGCGAAATGAGCTGCCACGCCGGGAAGCCGCCCGTTGTCCTCATGCTCGGCGAGCACCCCACCCTCGACCGGTACGTGGTGCCCTGCACATGCCGCCACGAATACCGGGAACACACCCGGTATGGCGGGCGCTGCAAGGGGCTCGACTCCTACGACTGCCCGTGTGAATGCCCGTCCTACGACGGCGACGAAAACGATCCGCACTATCTGCCTCACCTGATGGGTACGTGCCGCATCGTTGAACCGATCCAAGCCGACTACAGGTAGCACGGGCAGCCTTGCCCCGGTTTTGTGATCGCGGTACAGTCTCGGGTATGCACCCCGCTTCTACTGACGATGATCCGATGCCAATGCGAGCAGGCATGTGCGAGCAGCACGGCCCGTTCCGCAACTTCACTGGCCGCTGCTGGGATTGCGTTCCCCCGCTGCGGCTGCCGGACGAAGGGCTGGGTCGGTGAGCGCCTACGTTGATGCCCTGGCGAAGTTGCGCGCTGACAACACGGTTGAGCCGTGCGCGGCGGAAGTTGGGTGCGCGCCCGGCTGCTGCACCGGCGACGATGTGCAAGTCACGATCAGCCGTATCGTGGGCGCGCTGGTGTTGGACGCGCTCGGCCCGGAATGGGTTGACTTCGGAACGTTCGACAACTGCCGCGAGTACGGCCTGACGTTCAGTGTGCCGGGTTGGCAGTTCTGCGTGTACGAGCACCGCAACAGCGACAACATTTGCGTGCAGGGCTGCCCGGCTGACCAGGTGCAGCCTTACGGGCCGTACGGCGGGGGCGGCAAGTGGGATGTGCTGGCCAGAGCCCAGTACGACTGCCGCGGCGCAGCCGCCGCGGCGCTGATCGACGGGCTGCGGTTCGTGAACAACAATCCGGGCGCGACCCGCGAGCAGGTGAGACGCGCGATTGAAGAAAGGCAGGCCGCACGGTGAGCGAGTTGCACGCCGAGACCACTGCCGCCGGTTCGCACGCCTCGGATCTGATCGCGTCGCTGCGGCTGCGCGCACCCCGGGCGGCGATGGCTTTGGCCGCCGCGCAGGCTGCCCGCCCGGCGGTGCAGCGTATGCGCGGCAAGTATCGGGAGCGCACCACCTACACGGTCAAAGTGCTGTCCACCGACGACGTGTACGACGACCTACACGAATGGGTTTTGGGCATGCTCCCGCCGGCCGATCAGCACGCCCTGGTGGCGTGGACGTCGAACAGTCACGGCATGGCCGTGCTGGAACCCGTGTCCAGTGACGGCCCGTCCAAGCCGCGCCCGCCCCGGGTGCGGCTGCGCTACGACGGGTCGCGGCACCAGTCGGTGCGCATCGGCGGGCACCGAATCCGTGTCGAGGTCACCGAAGGGGAGGCCTCCAAGGATTCGGGCCGTATCTGGAAACCCGACGAAATCGTGTTCACCGCATCATCTTTGGCCGCGCAGAAAGCCCTCATCGACGCCATAGAGGCGGTGGCCCGCCGCCGCGCCGAGACGGACCGGCAGCCGGTGTTCCGCATGCTGAACCGGTGGGGCGACTGGCGGCGACTCGACGACCTGCCCGCCCGCGCCCTGGACTCGGTGATCCTGCCGGACGGGCAGCTGGAACGCATCATCGGCGACGTGCAGGGATTCCTCGATGGGGAGGCCGACTATGCGCGGCGCTGCGTGCCGTGGCATCGCGGGCACCTGTACGAAGGCCCGCCCGGCACCGGGAAAACCAGTGTGGCCCGCGCGGTGGCCAGCCATTTCGGGATGGACATCTGGTATCTGCCTTTGGCTGATGTGGACAAGGACTGCAACCTGCTCGACGCGGTGTCCCGGGTGAGCCCGAGGTCGATGCTGCTGTTGGAGGACGCTGACGTGTTCCACGCCGCCACTGACCGCGACGAGGGCCAGCGGGTCACCCTGTCCGGTTTGTTGAACGCGCTCGACGGGATCGCCACCCCGCAGGGCATCCTGACCGTGCTCACCACCAACGAAGTCGCGGCTTTGGATTCGGCTGTGGTGCGGGCCGGGCGCGTGGATTTGCGGGAGCATTTCGGTTACGCCGACGCCGGGCAGGTGTCGCGCATCGTGTCCCGCTGGTACAACCGGCCCGTGAACGTCGATAGGGCGCCGCACGGGCTGGCGCCGTCCGAGGTGGTGGAGGCCTGCAAACGGTCCGCCAGCCCCGACGAGGCGCTGAACCGGCTGTCCGTCGTGGAGAGGGAACGTCGCCGGGCAGCCGAACTGGCAAGGCACGGCACCGCCCGCGATTCGGCGTACGGGCGCGACGAATGAGCGGCGACCAGACGCCCGAGCAGGCGGTTCGCGCGGCGCTGCTGGCGCAGAATGGGTTTGCGCAGGAAAACGGGTTTATCTACATGGGTTCTACGGGCGATGTTGACCCGGACAGGCTGGCCCGCGATCTGAGCGCCGCCGGGTTCGCGGTCGTGAAACTGCCCGAGCCGGACGATCTTGCCGCAGAGCAGCGGCGGTACAGCCTGTCTGTTCCGGGCGGGATTAACGGCCTACCGCCGATCCGTGAGGACAGCGCCGGATGGACGTTACGCCGGTTTGCGTCCAGCGAGGCACGTCGCCAGGCTGCGGCACTGCTGGCCACCGCCGACCAAGCTGACGCCGCGGAGGCCGGGCAGTGAGCGAAGTTCTTCGGGCGCGGATGCGTGAATGCCTCACCGCCTACCAGGTTGGGTGCGGGACTCTGCTCGACGTTGACGAGCTGGCCGCGGAACTGCTCGAATCAGTGCTGCCCGGCAACGATAATGACTGTATGGATGAGCCCCTCTTTCGGGCGCTGATCTGCGAGTGGGGCGTTTGCACCAACTGCTACGGCGGGGACTGCGCGTGCTGCCCGGGCTGCGGCGCCACCGACGCCGACCTCATCGGCTCACACGGATGCCCGGGGTGCGTGTGAGCCGGCCCGGCGAACGGCACGAACTCTGGTGGACCGCGCAATGAGCTGGCTCAAGATCACCTGCGAGGAACGTGACGCGATCTTCCACGCGGAGCGTCCCGAGAAGCTGCGTCCCATCTCGTCGTGCACTGACATGTCCGGCGAGTTCCACGGTGAGCCGCAGATGGATATCACGTGGGGTATCGCATCAACCGACACGCCGGTGATCCGGGAGACTCGCTACCCGTCCCGCGACGGTGGACCGGATCGTCAGCCGTGCGAGCACTGGGCATTCCGGGACGATGGCTGGTGAGCCGGATCGTGTCGCCAATTCCGCCGGTGACGTACCCCAAGGATTGGGAGCCGCCGCCTGGCGCGCAGTGGTGGCGGCTAGACCTGGCTGACCGGCGCGACCAGGACGGTGCCGTGTACGTGCACCGCAACAACGGCGGCGAATCAGGGCTCGACGCCGCGACCTGGTGTGAGGTGGAGTTCTTTGACGGTCACGACACAGTGCTCGACATGGGATTCGACAAGCCCACCGTCTACAAGATTGAGGTCACCACTATGTACGCGGGATGCCGGGTGGCGTGGATGGACCTGCTGTGCGTCGACGGGCCGCCCACGCCGTGCCCCGACTGGCGGCCTATCTGTCCGCCGACTAGCCGCCGGCTTTGACGGTGCGGGCTGTGCCGCCGCCCTTTTTGCGCATCGCGATCTCCGCGTCCAACTGTGTCGCGAACAGCGCCGGGGCCTTCGTGCCGTCCGCGTAGGTGACCTCGTAGCCCAAGATCCGGCCGGCCTTGCGGCGCTTCGAACAGTTGCAGCCCATCAGAGCTGTACCTGCGCCAGCATCGCCCCGATCTTGTCCCGCGGCGTCGGCGGCGCACCCACAGCGTCCACCGCCCGGGCCGCAAGCTCGGCCTGCCGGGCCGCCAACGCGGACCTCCGGTCATGCTCGCCCAACGCCGACATGACAATCGCATGGATCTGCTCACCCGACAGATGCTCGACGCCCCCCGCGGCGTCCACATGCGCGGGCGGCCCCAACGACGCCACCAACGCGTACTCGCCCTGCCGGCCCGTCGCCGCCGCCGTCAAAAACCCCGGCGTGTTCACCGACAGCACCGCCACCAGCTCGTACTGCCCGTTGTACGGGCGCCAATCCCCCGACACCGGGCACGTCATCGCCATCTGCACCTGATCCGCACTCGCCCACGGCGCCACCACACCCGACACGTAAATCCCGAACCGGTCCTCCCCGGCCCGCACCAGCGCCCAGCACGTCGACGCGTTGTCGTAGTGCGTCACCGCCGCCTGGTTCGTGATGCCCTGCATGGGGGCGTGCCCGATGCCCACCGTCAAGCGCCCCACCGGCAGCGTCGAACCGTCCGACAAGTGCACCGCCGGGCTGGAATGAAAATGCGCGTAGCCGCACGTCGAGCGGGGCGGCCGGATATGGCCCAGCCCCACGGTGCGGTGCCGGTCCTCCCAGCACGCCACATGCCCGAACACGTGCCCGTCCTCGGTGATCGTCAAGCGCGTCGGCCCCGACAGCTTCGGATCGGCGAACAGGCGCGCATCGAACACGGGGGGCCGCAGCGACTCGGCCGCCGACGCGACCAGCGCCACCGGGCGCGGCTCCCGATCCGGGTTCAGCGTGAACGTGGTTCCATCCAACGCCGGGGTCGACACCAGCGTCACGGCGAACACCTTGCCCGCCGTGTACGTTTTGAACGCCTCCACCTGGCGGCCGGCCTCCACCGCCGCCGCCACATCGTCCGGGTTCAACGGCACACCCTGCCCGTCAGTCCACGCCCACCGGTCATTCCCGAAGTCCAGCGACGGCCACGTCACCCCATGACCGGCCAGCTCGGCGCACCGGTCCGCGGCCGGAGTGTTCAACACGTAGCCCGAGCCCAGCACCTGCTGGCCGTCGAACCGCATGGATTCGACCACGCCCACCGTCCACGCCTGGCTGTGCCCCTCCGACGTTTGCTCCCGGAACTGCAGGGCCAGCGGCAGATCGCGGAACGTCAAATCCATGCCCGGCGCCAACATGCGGCCGTCGATCGACGGGGTGCCGGTCGTCGCCAACACCACGTCGGTGAACGTGCGGAACAACTCCGGCTGCTCAGCCTGCGCATCGACGGTCACTGGTGCGGTCATCGCTACCTCTCCCTGCTGCTGCTCGATCCATGCGGCGGCGGCCACGCGGCCCACGCCCTGTTCATCATCCCGTGCCCGTGTCACCCCGGCAGCCCGGCGGCGCGCCACCTCGTCGGCCTGCGAGCCCTGCCGGTTGCGCACGGTCGAATCGCCCGCCGAGCGTTCGGTGTGCCGGTCCACCTCATCCGGCAACGGCTCATCGCGCGCCAAGATACCCACCCGGCAACGGCAGCCCATCACCTCGTTTGCTGGCCCAAGCGGGTCCGACGGGTAGCGCAGCTCTACGCCGCCCACCGTGAACATGCCGCCCAGCGGCACCCGCTGCCCGTCCGCGGCCCAGTGGCTGTCGCGTGTTCGCTGGTCCAGCGTCGCGATCCACACCTTTTCCAGCTCGTCGGCGTCCTCGGAGCGGTGCGCCGCCTCCACCGTGGCGTTGTTCAGGACCGCGGCGGCCTGGTATCCGCGCTGCTCAGCCACCCCGGCCATCTGCGGCGAGCCGGGGTCCAGCACATCGGCAGCCCGCCGCCGCGCCATACCCACCCGTTCCCGGGCGGGCACGTCGGCGGCCACGTACTGTCCGGCCGCGGCGAGTTCGGCGGTCAGCTTGTCGTGCACCTGCACCGGCACGGTCGCGGCCTGCGCGCGCGTCGCGGCCGTGAACTCTGCCAGCGCGTCGGGTAGGGCGTCGCGGATCTGGTCGAGCCTCTGCGCCACCACCAGCGGCCGGTCCCCGGTGTGGCGGGCCACGATCTGCGCCGCCACACTGTCCAGGTCGCCGGGGTCGCCGATGCCGCCCAGGTCGAACACCGGCAGGCCCAAATCGACGCCCAGATCGTCGGCGGCCTCCGACACGGCCGCGGCCCACAGCGCGGCGGCACCGGCCACCACCACAGCCTCAGCGTGGGCCTCCCAGTCCTGCTGGGCCTGCTGCACCGCGTCCGGGTCCGGCGGCAACACCGCCGCGGTGAGGGCCTCAGCGCCGGGCAGGGCGGGCAGCGCCGCCGCCAGGGCCTGCGGAGCCCACCGCGACAAAGCCTCGCCGTACAGGGCGGCGATGGCGCGCTCGGCGTCGATCGTGCGCGTCAGGGCCTCACCAGGGCGCGGCCACATCAGAAGCCGCCTTCACGGTCGGCGAAATAGAACACGCCCCACGTCTTCGACAAACCTTCCCGCGACGGATGCGGATCGTGCACCACCTCGCCGGTTCGGGCGTCAGCCACCACCGCATGGGGGTGGCCGCGCGGCGATTTGCCCGCCATCATCACGTAAGGCGACGCGCTACGCCCTATCGGGAACGTGTAATCCTCGGTGTAGCGCAGCGTCGGCTGCTCATTGGTTTGCAGCCAGTCGAGCGTGGCGCGCATCCAGTCGTCGCCGTAATCCCGCACAAAATGAGGCACAGCGTCGCGTGGTACACCCAGCACGCTCGCGATCGCGGAACGCCAGCAGTCACCGACCAATCCCGTTGTTGGATCGTTCAGGAACTCTTGATCAACGAAAGTCACTGGCGTACCGATCTGAGCGCGGGCCGTTCCTGCGGGTCGGGTTCCAGCTGCGGCTCCCGCTGCTGCGCCGCCCCCGACTCATCCACCGCCGAACCGCCGCCCGAGGGCTGCACAGCGGGCGGGTCCGGGAACTCGACACCGGCCAACTCCGGCACCAGCGGCTGCAACGCGCGCAGCCTCGACGGGTCGCGAATAATCGCCTCACGCGCCCACTCCGCGCGACCCTCATCCGTCGACAAGTCGTAGCCGCCGTCCTCCGGCAGGCCCAAGAACCGCAGCTGCTCGGCGATCTTCAACACCCCCGCCTCCGCCGCCGACGACGCCTCATCCGACTTGTCCGGATCCTGCGTCAGCCGCGAAGTGTCATACCACAGCGTGTACCGGTCCGGGTCGATGCCCTCCCGCGCCAGCAGCGGCGCGATCAGATACTCGTACACGGCGTGGCACACCGTTTCCAGCGGCGGCACCACATGCAGCTGCACATCCTCATCCGAAATCTGCCAGCTCGACCAGTGGTTCCCCTCACCCATGCCGGTGATGCGTTCCTGCGACACGTCCAGGCCGCGGGCCAGGCGCTGTATCGCGTTGTCGCGGATCGCGGCCGCCTCGGCCGGGATATCGCCGGCCAGCTCGATCAGCCGAATCTTCTCGATGTGCTCGCCCGGCATCTTGATGACCAACGGAACTACACCCAAGGTGGTGTTCTCGTTTTCCAGGCTGTGCGACGCCATATCGACCAGCGTTTGTTGCAGGTCGCGCCCCGGGTCGGCCTGGCCGGCCGCGGCCGGCGACCCGGCCGGCTTGTCCGCCGACGTGGGCGCCGGGGCGGCCTTCGGCAGGTCAGCCTCCTGCGGTATCGGCAGAATGCCGGCGGTGGCCAGGCGGCTGTTCTGGGCGGCGGCGATCGTTTTCGTGGTCCGCACAATCTCCCGCAAAGGGTCCAGGCAGGCCCTGATCAGCGAGTTCGGCTCGTATGCCAGCCGGGGGTCCGGGTTCCACACGCGGACCAGTGAGTCGACGGCCGGGTTGAAGTCGTGCTTTTTCCCGTCAGGCAGCCGGATGCGGGTGGTTCCCCCGGCGCGGGCCGGCTCGATTTCGTCGCGGGACACCGCCAGCCACACCGTGTCCTTGGTGAGTCGGCCGGCGCGCATCGTGTTGCGGATCAGGACGGCGACCCAAAACTCGCCGGGCACGGTCAAGCATTCGACGGCGCGTTTGATGAACTGGGCCTGCCCGGACGGCCCGCCTGCGATGGCGTGCACGTAGTCGGCGACGCGCTGGCCTTCGGTGTTGTCGTCGGCGATGCCGCCGGTGGGTAGGCCGGTGTCGGGGTCGATTTCGGAGGCGACGAGAGCGGCGCGGGAGCAGGAGCCTGCGCGCCACGACACGAAGTAGGCGAGTTCCCCGACGCGGTACACGGCGGCCCACGCGTCGGACTGCCACTGCCGGCGGGCGTCGGCGAGGCCGAGGCCGTCGGATCGGAAGATCTTTTCGGGGTCCTCGACGGGGGCGGCGGCCGCGGTGAGGGCGGCCATCTGCTGCAGCAGTGGCGTCTCGGCCCGCGTAGGCGGCGGCGGGGGTGTGGGGGCGCGTCGGGGGCGGCGCCGTATGCGCAGGGACCGGTCAGCCATCACCCCAAACTAGCGGGTCACGGTGCTGGCAGCTTCTCTACATGCTCGATCTGGCATGTACTAGGGCCGCCGTATTGCGCCGCTGGACCGAACTCGGCACGGCAGGCATCTCCGGCCTTGTCCATCATTCGTCGACCACGTCGATGGTTTCGTCGTTGTACCAGCGGGCAGTGATCCCGCACAGGAACGACGTCGACAGCACGACCGCCGCATACCCGGCCGCATACCACCAGCGGCGCCCGTCCAGCAGCCAGCCAGGTTCCAAGCCGAACAGGTCCAGCGGTATCCACGCCGACAGCCCGGCCACCCACATGCTGACGCACCACGGGCAGCCGATGTAATACTCCACCGTCTCCCACCGCTCCAGGCGGCGCGCGTACTGGTCCTCGCCATCGGAGCCGTCCGGGGCGGCGGCCGCCAGGTTGCGCCACCTGCGCTGACGGCGCGCCACCACCACCCGCACCGGGTCAAACACCCGATCCGAATTGATCAGCCGCGTCACCCGCGCCACCGACAGAACAAACAGGGCCGCCACCAAGGCCAAGGCGGGGGCGCTCACCGGTTACCGCCCATCACGGCGTCCCACTGGGCCATCACCCAGCGCACATCGCCCATCGCAGTGTGGCGCTCGAACTGCTCCGGGTCGACGCCAACCGCCGACGACAAACCATCAGACGACCACGGTGGCATCAACTGCTCCCGCCACTTCGCAGCCCGATCAGGGCGAAGCGCCCACAGATGCCCGGCCAGATAGCCGACGATCACGTTCTCCACGTCGACCAGGTGGTAGTGCCAAGGGTCGTCATACTGCGCGGGCTGCAGCAGCTGCCGACTGATCCGCACAGTGTCGAAATCGGGCACGGCCCCCACCACGGTAGGGCGGCCACGCATGAACTCGACGATCCGCAGCGCGGCGTTGTGCGGCTGGGCGACCAGCGACCCGTCTTTTGCAGCCTGCCAGCGCTTCTCGTAGTCGGCGCGGAACGACTCCGGCAGATCGATCGACATGCGCGCCGGGTTGTGATTGATAAACATGTGGAGCCGCGATTCTTGGCCGCCAGGTTCACGCCGGATCGCAGCGAACTCCCAGATCGGGGAATCCAGCTCCAATCCGAGGGTCTCGGTGTCCATAAAAACCAGGTCGCTCACGGTGCAGTTCCTTTCCGAGGGTTACGCAATCACCGTACCCGATATTGGTGGCGGTCGGAACTACACGCCAGCATGCGCCGCCTGCTCCCGCAGAACGCGCCGCCGGTTCGCCTGCCAATCCGCCCGGCACTGCCGGCAACGCTCATACCCGCCATGCCGGTACGTGTTGTACCGCACCCGCGGATGCCCGCACCGTACAAACACCGGCACCTGGCCGGCCTCGCGCCGCGCATCCAACAACTGGTCCACCTGCCCCCGCAGACGCGCCGACAGGCGCCGCTCCCGGCCCAGCTCGCCCCGCACCCCGGCCAACACCCGGTGCGCCGCCGCCAACTCGGCCGCATGCTCGGCCTGGCGTTCCAGCAGCAGCGACGCCACCACATACAGCGGGTCGGCCCGCACCTGATTCACCAGCCTGCGCCCGCAGTTCAGGCGCTCCGCGATCTCCCTGGCGCCCAACCCGGCCCGGGTCAGCTCGGCAACAGTCCACGCCCGATCGGCCGGGCACAAATCGACCAGCGACCACGACACCCGCGGCGCCGCCAACACAGACGCCGCCAAATGCGGGTCGGGCGCCCAACGCTCCACCACGGCTGTTGGCTGGTCACACCCCACAAGGCCCGAGGGTAACAGCAGGTGAAGGCCGCGTCAGGGAACCGGCGCGCTAGCTGATACGCCAGTCCCGCTCTGCAGCGGCCCGGCGCACCAGCACGGCCAGCCCGAACCCGACCGTCAACGGCCACAGCAGCGAACAGGCCTGCGACCACCAAAACCGGGCCGGGCCGGTTATGCCGCGCACCGAAAGCTGCCCACGCATCTCACGGTACGACGCCCCCACCATCCACATGTAAAACCCGAACAGAACCAGCAGCCACCACGTCACGACTGGTCGGCTTTCTCCGCGAAGAACGGCCCCCACCCGGACAGGTCTGTGACCGCCGTCGACAAGCGCTGCGAATACGCGGCGCTGGTGAACCAGTCATCGCCGTCGCGCTGCCACAGCCGGCCCATGCTGTCGTGCACAGCGGACACGTGGCCGGGAACGTCGGCCAGCCTGTCCCACCACTCGTTCCGCGGGGCCGACGGCTGTTGCCCTGCCGTCGCGGCCAGCAACGCATCCACGGCCTCACGCGCCGTAGCCTCCCCTGCCCGGAAATCGGCGAGAATGTTCGCCGCATGCCAAACCCGCTCCCGCTGGTCGTCGTCAGCGGCCTGCCCCGTGTATGCGGCCATGTCCCGCCGCATCGCCTCGTACTCCCGATCGAAAAAACCCTGCGGCACACCAGGGACGCCAGACTGCGCCTGACCGGCCACCACCCGGGCCGCGTCGAGCAGTTCGCCTATCAGACCCCACTTCGCAGCCACCCCGACAGCGTCGATGTCAGCCAGCACCTTCCGCAAGTTCGCCAGGGCCGCCGCATCGCCTGGGCGGGGCGGCTCAGGCTTCGGGAACGGATCACATGCGGCTTGCAGCCAGTCGATCAGCGCGGCCACGTTCTCGCTCGACAGCCACACCTCCATCCGCCGGCGGTCAGGGGCCTTCATCGCGAAAGTCAGCAGCGCGCCGTCAGTGGGATTCGACAGGTGCTCCACTACCCGGATCACACAGCCGAACGGGGTTTCAATCTCCAAGGGGTGCATGCCGCCACCCTACCTTAGCGTGATCACCGTGGCAAGGGTTTGGTCATCCACCCCGGCAGCGACGAACCCCGCGACGCACCAAACGGGTCACCACGGCCCCGACCCCCCGTGAACATGCCGCGCTCAGAAACCTGGGCAGGCCCCGGCGGCGACCAATCCCACACCTGCCCAATCGAACTGACAAGCACATCGAACCCCACCACCGCAGCCGCCAGGCAGTCCGGCTGATGCTGCCCCGCCTGCCACGACAACGCCGCAGCCTCGAACCCCGGATGATGCCCCAACAACGCCATCCGGCCCGTCTCAAACCCCTGCAACAAAGCCGCCGAACGGGCCAGCGCATCACCCTTACCGCGGTCCGTGCCCTTCGGCGGCCACGCCGACACCCTCACCGAATCCACCCCGGCAGCGTCCAACGCCTCCTGCGCCACCCGTCGATACGTTTCCCGCGCCGCGAACGACTCGATCGCGATCTCGCTCGCCCCCACCTCCCGCGCTAACGCCACCGCCGCCCGAGCCCACGCATCCGAGGTCATCGGCGCCGAACGATCCGCCACCAACGCCACCCGCCGGCCAAACCGCGACATAGCCACCAGGCCGCACGCATCACCCTCACCCGAATCCGACGGGTCCACCGCAACCACAGTCACATCCGGTGCCGCAGGCGCCACCGTCAACCGGTGATCCTGCAACCACGCTTTCTTAATCAGCGCGCCCTCCGGGTTGACGGGCACACCCTGAAACATGGCGTACCAGGCCCGCTCGCCCACCTCACGGCGCCGCTTCGCGAACTCGTCGGGAGTAAAACCGTTCGCCGACAACATCACCTGACCGAACGGGCGGCCCAACGCGTCCGGCACACCCGACTCCGCAACAGCAGGCACATTCGTGTGATTCCACATATCCGGCTCGGTGTCCAGCAGAATGCCCGCCAAATCCTGCTCGTGCCAACGCGTCATCACCAGAAACCGGGAACCGCCCGCATGGACGCGCGTCGACAACGACATGCGATACTCGTTCAAGATGCGTTTACGGTGCGCCGCCGAATCCGCCTGCTGCGCATCCTTAAACACGTCATCGATGATCAACAATTCTGCGCCGTGCCCGGTCGGCCCCGACATGATGCCCGCCGCCAACATGCCGCCGCGCTTACCGTCGACACGCCACCGGCCAGCCGCCGACTTGTCCTGCGACAGTTTGAACCCCAGATAGTCGCTGTGCCGGCGAATAATGTCCTGCACCTCCTCGGAGTGGCGTTTCGCTAGGTCGTCCGAGTGTGAAATCACCATGATCTGCATGTCAGGGTCGCGCATCAACGCCCACACCGGCAGCCACACCGACAGCAGCTTCGACTTTCCTGTCCGCGGGCTGCACGTCACAATGTCCCGCTGATTCGGCAGCAGCACCGACCGCACCGCGATATCCGACAGCATCCGGATCGTGGGCGTGATGTTGAACTCGGGGTCGAGCAGGTGGGCCAGCTCGGCCGGCGACTCGGGGCGGCGGGCGCGGCGCTGGTTCCACACGGTGCGCGCCGCCAACACCTGCAGCAGGCCCGCCCGGTCAATCGACGGCTGCGCGGCAGGGGCGGGGGTCACGCCCGGCCCCGGATGCGTGCCCGGTCCCGCGGCGTGGTCGCCGCCCAAATCCCGAACCGTTCATCGTGCTCGACCGCGTACCGCAAACAGTCCGCCGACACCTCACACAGTCGGCACACCGCCTTCGCCGCCGCAGCCCCCGACGAGTCGCCGGGCGGGGTGAAAAACATGTCCGGGTCCACCTCCCGGCACAGCGCGTCGTCCATCCACGGTTCGGGCCGGAACTGGCCGTGGACGAGCTGGGAGCCGGTCATTAGCGGTAGTTTTTCTTCACGCCTTTGCGCTCCGGCAGTCGACGGTACCTCACGACTTTGCCGCCTGGCGTTGCATGCGCCTTCTTACGTGCATATTTGCGTAATTTCTTGTTTGCCCAGAAGTAGCGCCATTGCGCTTTGCTGACGAAACCTTTGTGCCCGCCGCGGCTTGCGAGCTGCGCAACCCCGCCCGTTGCGGCCGACATGCGCACGGCCCGGCGCCCGGTGACTGCGGCCCGTCTGCGCCCGCCCGTGACCCGCCTGGTGGTGGCGGCCCGGCGGCTGATGCCGGCGCGCGCCCTGCCCCTGCTGCGTGACCTAGCCATGCGTCGATTATGCGCCCGGCTGGTGCTGTCCCGCGTCAAGCGCTGTGACTGTTCCTGGCAGGCCACCACAGAAGCATCCTCGTTTGTGCCGGTACACCCCAGCGTCGCGGTCGCGGCGGTATTCGTGGTACTTGGGCGTGACGCGGCGACCGTCCCCACGGTTCGGCGATGACCAGAATGTCGGGTAGCGGCGTCGGATAGCGGAACCTTCTCCCCTCGGCGGGGCCGTCAGCGATGTAGACGTTCATGCGCGCTGCCGGGTGGCGTTGTGCGCGTCCACCAGATGGTTAGCCATCTCGATAGCCGGGTGCAGCATCGGCGGCGTCGAGGTGACCCACTGGCAGTCCTGCACGGGGCAGAGAATGCTGATTCGGGCCGGCTCGATCACCCATCCGCGGGCTTTGAGCTGCTCGATCTGGTGCGCCCCGTGGTCTACCCGGTTGCCTTCCCAACCGCCGCACGCGCACTTGCCGGTGATGCTGTTCCAGGCGTGCGCAGACAACACCGCGGCCGGGGTCACGCCAGTTCGATCGACTGGGGGCTGCCGTACTCGCAGCCTTCGGCGGGGCATTTCGTTGACAGGCGCACCGTCAACGTGTGCCCGCTTGAACAGTTCGCCTGCCCACTAGAACGGTTCACGTTGTGGTAGTGGTGGCGCCCGTCCTCGTCGTAGTATTCCTGGCTCCCGCCCATCGCGGTGGATCCGTAGCAGTCGGGCATGTACAGCCGTGACCGCTGTCCTGTGCGTTCACATTCGGGGCATCTCATTTGTCTGGTTCCTGTTCTCCTCGTAAACATTTCGCCGCGAACTGCACGGCATCCCAGTACGGGTCGTCCCCGCCTTCGAAAACCTGTTCGTGTTCCCTGCCCGGCTCCAGGGCCAGGATCTCGCCCTGGTCGGTGTGTTTGATGCGCCAGTTGTTTTCGAGGCGCTGCGCCCGAAGTTTCGCCCCGTCAACCGGTTTCGGGCGCGGCTGGCGGCGGCCCCGCGGCTTGTGATGCTTCCGGCGCGCCATGTCACAGTGGAACGTACATGCGGCGAAGTATCGCGGTTGTGAACTCGGTGCCGCAGCTCGCGCAGGCCGGACGGCCATAAGTGGCCGCTTCGATCGCGGCGGTCAGCCAGTCGGTGTAGCAGCGCAAGCATTTGAAATCTTGCGCGACCGGAGGATGCCGGCATTTTCCGACGTTGCTCCGCACCACCACGGCAGCCGCTGAATCGGGGCAGGGCCGCCCGGTCGCCCAGTTTCCGCCGCACGGGATTTCGCGCCCGTACAGTTCCTCCAGCTCGGCCACCTGCCGAGCGTCAACGCTGGCCGTCATCGCGTTCCTCTTTCGGTAGTGTGCAGTCGTCCCGGTGCTGCCCGGTGACGTAGCGGTGCAGGCCGCAGCCCGCACACCAGTCAGCTGGACTCGTTGTGTGTGTGTGTGTGTTCTGAGCTGTCCTCCAAGATCAGGGCATCAATCCCATCACCTCGAAAGTTGCTCTTGCCGTATGTCGTCGTCAGCGTTGGGGCTATGTCATCCCCGCGAGTCGTTGCAAGGCGGCTTGGAGCGTCGGAGTCAGCGCCCTCCCCCGCTTGCCCGCGCGGCGCAGAATCCCCTGCGCCGCTTTCTGGCTCAAGTAGTACCTGCGCAGCCGCTCCGAAGGCGGCTCCAGAATGTCCGACAATGACGACACGCTTGCGCTGCTGGGGAACTCCGAAGTGTTGAGCGTCCAGCACTCGGTAGGCGAACCCATACCCGAGTTCTGCCAGCGACCCGAGGACGGCACCCATTGCGCCCCCGTGAGTCCGCATGCAGCCGCCGGGGCACTCGGGGTCGCAGACTGATGACAGGAGGCCAGGGACGTTCTCGCCAACGAACCAGGCGGGGCGGAGTTCAGCCAGGAGCCGCACAACTTCCCACCACAATCCGCTACGTGCGCCACCCAGGCCCGCGCGACGGCCCGCCACGGAGAAATCCTGGCAGGGCCAACCGGCGGTGAGGATTCCTCGTTCGGGAACAAATCCAGCTGCTCTGAGGTCATGGCCGGTCACCTTTGTCACGTCATCGAATTGGGCGGCGTCAGGGAAGTGGCGGGCGCTGACCGCGGCGGCGGCCTGGTTAATTTCGACGGTGGCTACCGTGCGGGCACCAGCCCTAGAGAATGCGAGTAGGAATCCGCCGATGCCGTCGAACAGGGACGCGACGGTGAGCGATTCCATGCGGGGCCTTCCGTTCGGGGTGCCTGCCGATTATAGCCCGATCCTGTTCGCCACCCACAGGGTTCCCGCGATCAACGCCACCAGGATCAGCGCATCCCACAAGCCAGTCATGTGGGCGGCTCGTTTCGTTTCCGTGTGACGGCCAACCATTCGGCTAGCTCGCCTTCGTCGATGCCCCCGGCGGCCAGGACTTGGCGGGCCACGTCAACATGCACGTCCCACAGGGCGTCGCCGGGCCCGACGACGGTGGCGAACAGGGCTCGCTGCTCCTGGGCGACGGCGGCGGTCAGGTCGGCGGCGTTCAAACGGCCCTCGGCCAGGTCCTTGGCCACGTCCATGGCGGCGTCGATCCCGGCCTGCGCAGACGCCAAATCCGGGGCGCTCACGGGTGCGCGGCTTTCGTGTTGGCGGTGTCGAGTTCGGTGCTCAGCCGGTCAATCTCGGCGGCCTGCCGGGCCGCCAAAGCGACCAGCTCGGGCACCAGCGTGCGGGACTGGGCGATGAACTCGCCATTCGCTGAGCGCCACGCCTTCGCGACCGGTGGATGCTGCCCGGCTGGGACTTGCTGCACGTTGCCGAACCCGACCTGAACCCACGGCCCTTCGGTGACCCCGTCGAGCACAGCCCGCGCCCTGGCCAGCAAGCCGTCCGGGGTGGACGTGAAACCGTCGCCGGTGAGCACGCCGAACAGCCGAACATCCTCCGGCAGACCAGGATCGGGAATCGACATGTCCAGGTCCGGCGAGTTGATCGCATCAGCGAACGCGTCCTCGGGTGTCGCCGTGTAGTCGCGGCCTGACACGAATGACGTGTACCGGAACGTGCCGTCCGGCATCACGATGCGGCCGATGTTGTTCCAGGCGTGCACGTACATGCCCGTGACTTGCGCCGGATTCGACCCGAACCCGTCGTCCATCGTGACTACCGCGCCGTACTTGGGGGCGCCTTGCCTGAGCATGTCTGCCCGCCACCCGGCCTCGCCGCCGTGGTGCCGCCAGAAGTCCTCGACCTGGTCGCGCACCCCCTGCGGCACCCACGTGCACCAGCCCCACTCGTCACTCATTTCCTCTCCAGTTCTTCGGCGGTGTAGGCGAGGCGGGCAGTCGCGCAAGGCCATGCGACCGGCTCGTGCCAGCCTGGCCGCTCGGAGAAATACAGATCGGCCTCTTCGGCGATCCGGTAGCACTCGCGGCACACGGGGACTTTCACGTCCAGTGGGCATTCGTCCTCGTGCACTTCGCACTCTTCGACACAACTCGTCGCGGCGATGTCGATGCGGTAGTGCAGCGCCCTGACCGGGGCTAGGGCCTCACGGGCGGCGGCGAGACTCATGCCGCCCGTGGTCCTGTCGTTGAACTCCCAATCTGCGCCAGCACCCCATGCCCGCCGCGCGGCTTCAACCGCCGGGTCCGCTCCGGTCATTCGAGGATCTCCAACACCCGGTTTAGTTCGGCGACCCGGTCAGCGTCCCTTGGCCCATGGTTGATCGCGTCCCGTCGCTCAACGATCGTGGCGGCCAGGGCTTTCCGGTAGGCGTTGACGGCGACTTGGGAGATCATCGCGGGCGTGCAGTTGATCAACGCCCGGTGCTCGTCGCCGTCCAGCCAGTCGCACACCGCTTTCGCCGCCGCGGTTTGCGCGTCGAACTGGGCGCGCTCAGCCGGCGAGAAATGATCCGCGGTCACCGTGTGCCACCTTCGGCTTCGCCCCGGTAGTGATCGCAGTCGAGCAGCGTGTCGCCGTTGACGAGGTCTTTCACCATGAGCCGCAGCATGTCCCGGCTGTTCGTCGCGTCGAACAGGACGTCAGATTCTTCACCGGTGACACCCAGAACCTTCACGGCGGCACCACTCGTGGCGTGCATGACGCCGGCGCGGTCATAGAACATCCCGTCCACCTCCACGTCCTGCACTTCGACCAGTTCGTCGCTGAGCAGTGCGGCCCACCCGGCGAAACACGCCGCCGTGCCGCAGTCGTGCCTCAGCCACACGGCCTGGTTGTGCTGCTCGGGGTGGTCGTCGATGTGCTGCATGACCCGCTGCAACAGTTCGGTGTTGCGGGCCGGGCCGCTATGATCGTTCATCGTCAAGCGTTTCCTTTCGCGTTGGTGCTTGGCCGCCCCGGGGACGGTGACCGCCGTCGCCCGGGGAACTAACATTGTGATCACCGTACATCATCGTCGGGTGGCGCGGCTAGGTCTCTGCGACGGTTCGGATGCTGCGGCGACTTGTCGCACACCCGATGCGGCGACCCCGGCTCAAGAAACCCGCGGTGCTCGTGACAGAACCGGGCCTGGTCATGCTCTTAAGTATCCGAGCTGGCACCGCGAATGCTCCACGTCACTCACGCCCAGCTCCTTCCGCAGCAGCAAACATGCCTGGCCCGCGTGCCCGTCCACCAACTGGCAGGCGTGCAGCAAACGACCGGCCTGGTCACAACATGCCCACATCGGCCAGGCAGCAGCCCCGGCAATTGCCCGGCGTCTCCGCGACACACTCGTCATCGTCAGGGTCCGGCCAGCCGAACCGGACAGGCTCGGCGCTCATGCCTGCCTCACAACGGTCGAACCGTCCGCGCGGCGCAGCACCATCAATCCCGCCAGCGTGTAACCCCCGAAAACGCGCCCTGAGAGCCTCTGTAAGCCGTCCGGCCCCCACTGGGGTACCCCGGCGGCCCGAAAATCGGCCAGCGGCGAACCCAGACGGGCGCAATCGGCATCCTGGCCCGGCCGCGCGCTCACTCCACGACCTCCCCGTCCACCACCTGGCCCGCCGGCAACTCGGCCGCAGCACCCAACTCCCGCTCCGCGATCGCCCGGAACTGCTGCCGCGCATCCTCCAAAACCACCACCGCCGACGACTTCACCTGCACATGAACATGCTGCTCAACCGGCACATACTGCCCCGACAGACGCGCCCAACGATCCCGCAACTGCCCAATCGTCCGCGCCAGCGCATTCGCCTCCATCCGCCTGCCCTCAGCCCGAGCCTGCTCAAACATGCTGGTCATCGACCCGATCAGCAGCATGTAACCCCGCTCGTTGTACAGCCGCGAAGTCGCCGTCGACTCATGCGCCTCCCGCTGCAGGTACGCCTCCGCAGCCCGCTTCGCGCTGGACCGGTGCGAGTATCCGAGCTGGTCAGCGACCTGCTGCCAGGTGTTGCCGCGGTTGTACAGCTCGAAGGCCCGCTCACCCATGTCGGCGGCGGTGTCGTCGCTAGTTGCGGGGTCGACGGCGGTCATGTGTCTGAGGGTATCTCCGGTTTGGGCTGGTCAGGGGTTTGCGTGCGCGGCGGGCTGTTGCGCGGCGGGGGTTTCGGTTCGGCTGGGGTGGTAGCGGCTGTGTCGGCCGAGCCGGATTCCGGTTCCGGGGATGGTGCAGGGCTGGCTGGGGGTGGCTTTGCACCAGGGGCAGCGGCGTCGTAGGGGGTTGTCTGTTGGCCGGTGGGGTTGGCCGGCGTTCGGTTGGGCGGGTTGCCGGGTGTGTTGGTAGGCGGTTTCGGCGCGGGCTTGGGCTTGCCGGTTTTTGAGGTCGTTGAGGTGGTTCATTGGGGCGGGTTTCCGATGGTGTCGGTGATGGCGGCGAGTCTGCGCTGGTTGTCGGCGAGTTGGTCGGGGTGGTAGAGGGCGGTTTGGCGGTGTTCGGGGTCGACGCGGTTGGCGCGGTCGTTTCGGATGTCGCGTGCCCAGCGGATGATGTCGGCTGGTTCGGGGGCGTCGGGGTGGGTGAGTGAGCGTTTCTTCACTGCGGCGATGAGGTCGGCTTGGTGTAGCTGGTAGTGGTTGAACATTTCGGCCCATTGGTCGGCGATGAAGTTGGCTTCGTCGTCGTCGTCGATGCGGGGTGCGGTGCGTCGGTGGCGGGCGCTGATGAGTGCGAGGAGTTCGAGTGCGTCGGCTCTGGTGGTCATGTGAGTTCCTGTTGGGGGTTGGTTTCGGCGGTTCGTGCTCGTGCTGCGCGTTCGGCTGCTTGGCGGAGCTTGCTGGGGGGCTGGTGGCTGTTGGTGGCGGGTGCGCGGTCGGCTGCGGTGCGGATCCAGTTTCGCCAGGCGGCGTTCCAGTCGCGTTTGGTGGCGGTGCGGCCGGTGGCGGCTTTCCAGTGGTCGGTGAAGCGGCGGTGTTCGCGTCGGAGGTCGATGTGGGGTGCTTCTTCGCGCATGGCGTCGATGACGTGGCGGTCGGGTTGCCAGTTGTCGGGGAGGCGGGTGCCGCGGGCGGGTGTTGCGCCCTTCCCCCCGGACCCCCCAACTAACGTAAGAGACTCTGTATCCCTATCCCTATCCCTATCCCTATCCCTATCTAACGGCAGATCCCGGCAGCTAATCGCCGAATTTCGGGCACTGTGTGGCCCTTCCTCGGGCACTGTGTCGTCGCCGGTGGTCGTGTTGAGGCCGTATTCGCTGGCCACGTCCCATTCTTGACCGTCGGCCGGGCCGGGCAGGGTGGAGTTCGGGTTGAAGTGTTTCGACTGGTGTTCGCGGAATGAGCTAATTTCGTAGAACTTCCGGCCGCCGTGGACATAAACGTCCACTTTGTACACCTGAATGGTTTCCAGGAACAGCTCGGCGAAACTGCTCCACACAGTCGCCGAATTTCGGGCGCTACCCGCCGAAGCTCGGCGGGGCAGGGTTTGGATGTCGTCGTTAGGGAACGCGAACGCCTCCAACTCTTTCAGGTTGGCGGTGCCGCGGCCGGCGTCGTCGGCCCAGTTCCACATCGCCATGTACAGCAGTCGGCACGCCAGGTCGGCCCGCGCCGTGTCGGGCGAATCCCAGAATTGGGGCTTGAGGTTCCTAATGCGCGGCACTGCGCGTGTCCTCCCCTGACGCCTGTGTGTCCCGCTCGCCGAGTAGGAGTGCGTCGATGTCGTTGAGGTTGTAGCGGGCCATTTTGCCGCCGACGCCGTGGACGGGGATGAGCCCGGCGGCGCGCCACCGGTCGATGGTGTAGACGCTGACGCGGGCATGCTCGGCGGCCTCTTCCCGGGTCGCCCAGCGCGGCGCCGGGGATGCGGTCACTGGACGGCCCAGTCTGGCCGCCAGATCACATGAACAGGCATCGGTATCTCGTCGGACAGCCACCGCAGGAGCGCGCCAGAAACCAGCCATGCGGGGGACTGGACGCCTGGCCGGTCATGAGACCGGTACACGTCGCCGAAACAGTCGACGATTGCCGAGCCGACTGGCAGCGTGTCGAGTTGTTCGGCAGTGCGGATCGTGCAGGCTTCCCGCCACGCGTCGGCGACGTGCCTGGGGTGGTTCTCGCGGCTGCCGTCCCATTCGCATACGCAGCCGTCGATGCCCCAGCTGCATTCTGCTGCCTGATGCTTGTCGAGCACGTCGAGCAGGTTAGGCGCCGCCGCTTCTGTCTGCTGTGGTTCTGCCATAGCTTCGCACCCTACCAGATGGGTCGACGACTCTACTCGGTTTCGTCGTCCCAGAGCCGCGGCTGCTGCTGGTCGCCGATGGCGTGGGCGGTGAGCACAGTGCGGACCAGTTCGGACACGGAGGTGTTTTCGGCGGCGGCTATGCGGGTGAGTGCGGCGTGTTCGGCGCGGGTGACGCGCACGCTGATCTGCCGGGTCAACAGGCGCGGCCTACGCATCTTCGGTGGCCCACACATGGTCGTAGATGCGGTCGACCCACAGGCCGGGGTGGCGGGACGGGTAGCGGAACCGGCAGAGCCGCACGGCGGGGCAGTGCGGGGCGTCGTGGCGCTGGCAGCAGGGGCACCATTCAGTCGTCGTCACGGTTGCCCCACACCCTGCCGCAGCCGCATTCGTGCAACCCGTCGTGGCCCGGGTCGGCGGTGCAGCGGTGCACGTAGTTGCCGACCACGCCGGGCAGCGCGTCGCAGCGGCCCAACAGCTCGGACGGGCAACCCTCGTCCTCGGTCACTTCGGCATCAACCACACGCCGGTCGGCGGCCATCATCTGCGCGATCGCCAGCAAACTATGCGCCGTGGCTTCATGGATCGCCGCAGAAGTGCCCGGCATTGGGGGTGCGTCCCACACTATGTGAGCGTCAGGATCGACAGGTCGCCGCGTCAGCAGCCGCCGAGCCTCGGCGATGCGCTGGTCTACGGTCAGTTCGTCAGTCATGTTCGCGTTCCTCTCGGGCGATGTCTCGTAGCAGCTCGCTCACGGGCCGGCCGTACCGTTCCAGTTGCCGTTCCAGCGACGAGCAGGTGATGCCCATCCGTTTCGCAGCCTGCCAGTCGGGGACGCCCAGGCCGTGCAGCTCGTCGTAGCGCTCCAGAAACGACAGGGTTGTGGCCGGCATCATTGGTCGCCGGGTTTCGCGCAGTCGGGGCACACGTCGATGCGCATCTGGTTGCGTCCCGGGTTGTGCCGGGGGCGCGTCCAGCCCTCCGCTGCGGCCTGGGCGCGGGCGTGGTGCACGTTGACCCGGTCAGTGACGATCCGACTGCCGCACCGGTCGCAGCGCACAGCCCAGAAACGGTGCGCGCTCACGACGGAACCGATCTGAGTTGCGGGCGCGCAGGTTTGTCGAAGTCGTGGTCCTCGTGCTGCTCGCACACCACGTGCTGGCCGTCGTCGTGCGGATAGCATGGGTCAGCGCCGCACACCGCGCACTTCTGGCAGGCCACGCACAGCAACTCGCTTGGCGGCCAGTCATCGGAGCGGTGCCAAGCCCTGACCTCGGTGACGAACTCGACGGCGCCCTCCGGCTCGGAGAACCCGCCGAACTCGTCGTAGTCGGTTTCGATGTAGCCGCATGACGTGCACCGCGCCTGAAACATCGGCACCTCGTGAAACGGACTGTGCGTCATTGGACCGGGCACCCTGTCGCGTAATAGCCGAGCGCGTGGGCGGTTTCACGCTCGATTGGGGTGTCGCCGTGCACCGGGCAGTCCGGATTCCATTCCAGCTGACTCCCCGGCTCGACAGCGCTGCCGTAGTAGAACCACGTGGACGGATCCGTCACGAAACACTCGCATCCCCGCGGCGGGCACATGTCGTCGAAAGCCTGGCCGTAGTCCATCAGTCGAGATCCCGCAGATCGACGTTCACGATCGTCATCCGGTCGTAGAACACGCAGTATGCGTCATTGCGCACCGTGTCCGCGTCGTTGGGATAGCCTAGATCAACCAGGCGTTGAGCCTCGTCAGTCCGAATCAACTCCGCGCCCTGCAATTTCGCGGACGCGCCCACCACCCGACTCTGGTAGAGACACACGTAAATGTCCACAGCGCGCCCGCTACTCTCTGATGCCCATGATGGCGGCCACGGTCGCCGTGTCCGGCACCCCGATGCGTTCGCCGTCCACATCCGGCCCGCCCGGGTGCAGCTTCAGCAGATGCTTGCCCGCCTGAAACCCCAACGTCACCTGCGGATCTTCGATCGCGGCCAGGCAGGCGTGAAACTTGCGGGCGTTCAACGCCAGGCGTCGCGGCGGGCCGTGATGCTCGGCCTCAATCTCGTCAGCCGTCGACCCCGCCTGCGACCGCAAAGTCACCACCGACAAAGCATCATTCGCCACACTCACGGCCACTGTCGCGAACTCGTCATCGGCGACAGCCCCCGCGCGTTTCACCATCGCCGACAGCTCAGCCGTCGACACCGTCGCGCAGCACTCATACTCAGGCGCCGCCAAAATGCGCTCAATGTTCGGGAACTCCTCGGCCAGCACGCGCGTCACCACCGTCGTCGACTCCGTGCGCAGGCCCAGCATGTTCCCGTCGAACAACACATCCACCGAACCCACACCCGTACCCGCCACCGCCTTCAACACCGCCAACACATCCGGGGCCGGAACATTGATCACCGTCGGACCGTCCCCGCCATCACAGAACGGGATGTGGCGCCGCGCAACCGTGTACGAATCCGACGCGCACAACACCAAATCCCCGTCCTGCACAGCCATGTTCAAAGCGGCAAGCTCCGGTTTCGCGTGATCCACCGACGCGAACGCACCCACCTGACGCGCCGCATCCGCGAACAACTGCGCGTCCAAGCCGCCCACCCAATGCTCATCCGACAGGGCCGGCAACTCCGGGTAGTCCTCGGCGATCATCAGCGGCAGCCGGAACACGGTGCGGCCAGAACGGACAGCCAACTCCCGGCCATCGGTCTCCACCTCCACACCCCGATTCTTCGGCAACAGACCCGCCACCGTCGACAGCAGGCGCCCCGACACCACCACCCGACCAGCCTCGCCAACATCGGCCTTCACCGCGCGCGTGGTGGCCCGGTCATAGTTGAACGACGAAAACCGCACACCGTCATCGTCGGCCACCACCAACACACCGGCCGTGACAGCCACCGCAGGCTTCGCCGGCAGCGACGACACACCCGCCGCCACAGATTCGGCCAGCAGCGCCGAATGCAGATCAAACCTCACAGATTCACCCCCGCAGCGTCCGCGGAAGAGACCAACTCCACCAGCTCATCCACCGTCACCACGAACACCTCCGAACCCGGCGCCAGGCGGATTGCCTGGTCGCCCGGCGAAACATCCGCCGCCACAGTCACGCCGCGCGACGACACCTCCGCCACTTCGCCGCGCGTAAGACCCCACTCATACGCCCTACGCAACGCAGGGTGTTCCTTCTGACTCACAACGCCTCACTTTCATCGAACAAGGTTGGGGCCGCCATCTCGGATTCGAGGCGACGCAAATTCTCCACGGCCGTGTGGAAATAGCTGGGCTTCAACTCCACCCCAGTCGCGCGGCGGCCACGCTTCACCGCCTGATACAGCTCCGAGCCGATCCCCGCGAACGGGCTCAACACCAGCTCGCCCGGATTCGACCACAGCCGCACACAACGATCCACGAACGCCAACTGCAAAGGCGTAATGTGACGCTCGTCGGCGTCCTCGCGGGCCACCTTCACGTTCAGCGTGTCCGACTCCCGGATACCGAACCACACCGGGCAGACCAGCCCGTCCTCGGCCAGCCAGCCCCCGTCGTGGTGATCCAACCAGATCGGGCCGGCCCACTCGATCCACTCATCGTTCGTGACATCGGTTTTGATCGGCACCGCGTTCTCGCCCGGCTTGCGGAACAGCAGCAAATAGTCCGCCAAGGCGGGACGCGAGCCCGCGCTGTCCCGGTTCTTCGTCACAAACATCAAAGCGTGCGCCTTCGTTCGGATCGCCTGCGCCTGCGGATCTTTGAACACAGTCACTTCGCCGCCGAAAATCCAGCCGGCCTTCACGAACTCTCGGATCACATCACCCCGGAAGTCGACAACCCCCATGTGCCCGTGCGTGGCCTTCGTGGTCGTCGTGTTCTGCACATGCACGCACGCCCAACGGCCAGGCCGGGTCACCCGCAACTGCTCCCGGATCACAAACGAGTAATGTTGCATGAACTCACCGGTGCTCGCTGAGTTTCCGAGGTCGCGCGGCGACGGCGAATAGATGAACAAGCCCGCGAACGGAGGGCTTTGAACACTCAGATCGACAGAGTCCGTGGCGATCTCACCGAGACGCTCGCACGCGTCGCCCAGCATCATCGTCCAGTTCTCGCCCGACTCGTCGGCGGTCACATAGTCATCGAGCATTGGCATATCTCCGTTTTGCGGCAGCCTGGCAGATCCGGCATTGCCGAGATCCACTGGATGCGTTGATATAAAGGTTGTCGCCACTCAAAGGGTGGCCCATTTTGCAGTGCGTTTTTTTGCCGAGAAGTGCGTGCCGTGGCGAACCGCATCAAGCAAGTTATCACTAGTCGTCCCCCATGCCAGATTGGATGGAACATTGTTGGTGACAACACCGTCCAGGTGACGGACTAGGGTGGCGCCTGCCGGGGCTGGACCGTTGAATGCTGCACAGACTAGGCGGTGAATCTTGCGCGCGTATTGTTTGTTGTTCATATGCAGCACGACGGTCGGATAGCCGCCACGCTTAGCTATTACAACCGCGATTATTCGGCGCGTGGGCCATGTTCTGGTGGGCAAGCTGGCTACCTGGCCATCGTTGCTAACTTCGTATCTGCCTTCAAACCCTGGCACCGGCCGCCACTCAACTTTCACGCCGCCCCCTTCCGGTTGCGCTGCATCTCGGCGACCAGCTCTGTGGTGATTCGGTGGGCCTGCTGCTCTTTGCGCGCCACATTGGCCGCGATCTGACGTTCCACATCGGACACGATCACGTGCGCGTCCACCACCTCGGTCTGCCCGTATCGGTAGCAGCGGCGGATCGCCTGGTAGTACTGCTCGTACGAATCACCCAAGCCCACAAAGGCCATGCGGTGACAGTGCTGATAGTTGAGGCCCTGCGAAGCGATCGACGGCTTGGTGACCAGCACGTCGAACTCGCCGTCCGCGAAACCGAGCAGTTTCGCCGCCTTCTCGTCAGGATCCATCGAGCCGTGCACATTCACCGCGCCCGGTATCGCCGCGGTCAGCGCGTCGGCCTCGGCGTTGAGCCCGCACCACATGATCCACGGCCCGGGCTCTTCGGCGACCAGCTTGGCGGCGCGTTCCACGCGCTCCGCAAGGGTCTGCTTACGCACCTTGGCACGCCCGGAAACGCCGCCCACGCTGGTCGCGAACAGTTGCCCGTCGGCGGCGATGTCGGCCTGCACGATCTGCGGCACGATGTTCAGGCCCGGCAGGTCGTATCCGGTGTCGTCGCCGCCCACGTCGGACGGCCGGGTCAGCGCCACCGCCCACTGCGCCATCCACTGCATCATGGGCCGCCACGCGTGATGCTTCATCCGCCAGCCCGCCTGGTCGTGCACAAAGTAGGCGGCCAGCATGTTGGTGCGCGTCATGCGCCCCAACCATTCGGCCTGGCTCGTCAACTCTTCCGGGTCGTTCGGCGCCGGCGTGGCTGAGCACGCCAGCCGGAACGGCACATCACGCGCCCACCGGATCAGCGCCGTCCGGGTGGCCCCATCGGACTGCTTGAGAATCGAACTGTTGTGCACTAGATGGCCGTTCACCGAATAAGACGGATGCCGTGTGACTCCAAGGTCGTAGAAATACAGTCGCCCGTCGGCGCCCCGGCTGCTATCCAGTCGAGGATCTGATGGTTCCAGAACCGCAATACTGTCCACCCGAGCGAAGCCAGCTTGTTGTCTTTCTTGCGGTCCAGCGCTTTCCTTGAGTGATGCGAGTGACCATCCAGCTCGATGCCGACTTTCATTGCGGCGTTGCCTAAGTCGAGCTTGTAGTGCGTCGGATAGCCGGGTTCCCGTGGCCCCAAAGACACTGCAAGCTCCGCCTGCCACGAATCGTCCAACATTGCCAGCAGCATCGACTGCGGCACAGTCGGGCCCTGACCATTTCCCCCACGCACGGAAGGTTTGTGGCCGATCTCTTTCAATCGGCGGGAGACCTTGGCTCGACTTTCTGGATTCAGCATCGGCCGCAGGTTTCGTATGCGCTCCAGCTGTGCTTGCGCCTCGGGAGACCTCGACCGAAACCATTCCGCCCGCTTTGCCCCACGCTTCGCGGCCACTGTCGGATTGTGCACTTTGGCAAGGTGTTCCGGCTGCCTCATTCGCCATTTCGCTGAGCAGGACCGATTGCAGAAACGCGCCTTGCGGTGCGCTGTCGCCGATTTCTTGGCGAACGGCTCGCCGCACCATTCGCACGGCTTCGGCTGTATCGACAAGTGAATCTCCCGGTTCGAGATCCTGCGCCCCGACCCATCCTCGCTGAGTGAACCAAGGGTGGTTGGGCGAGCAGACAACTTCCTGCCCTTGCGATTTGACTGCGATGGCATAAGGAACCTCTCTGCGGTGAACGTCCCAGACGGTTGCGGGGCCTGCCGCCGATTCTACCCGGTCGCCTATATTGAAAAGTTCAATTGACTTAGGCCCGTCAGGGGTGTCCACTGATGTGCCGACAGCAAAACACTCGTCTAGCACAACGGCGTTGAATTGTGCCGGGTCGAACGCGGCCACCCGTTCGTAGTTGGTGATGTGCATGTCGGCGGGTGTTGCGGCCAACTCTGCAGGGTCGCGCACATACTCGGCGAGTATGCCCAGCTTGCGGGCCTCGCGAGCCGTCTGCTGGCACACCGCCAACGGGGCGATGATCAGCGCAGGCCCGCCCGCGAGGCGCGCCCATTCGAGCTGCTGGATCGTCTTTCCCAGCCCTGTGTCCTCCCACAGCGCGGCCCGACCAACCTTCACCGCCCACGCCACGATCTCGCGCTGCCACGGGTGCAGGAACCCGTTCACATCGCCCGGGGACACGTCGGGGCCGGCCTGCTCGGCGCGCACCTGCTTGCGCGCCAGGAACTGGCGGTAGTCGTCGCCGGTCATGCCCCGTGGAACCGTTCGGTGACTTTCTCGGCGGCCCGCACTTTGCGGGTTTGGTCCCGGTCGGGCAGTTTCCCGGTCCAGTAGGTGAAGATGACGGGCACGGGCTCGATGGCGGCGATGTAGGCGCGGGCGGCGCGCACCGCGTTGGAGCGGGTGGGGTGCATTTCGGAGGTGAACGTTTTCATGCCGTTCCCACCGCGCAGCCGCACCCAAAATTCGCCGTGCTCGTTCTCGTCCTGGTCGACCAGAAGGGGCCGGGTACCGCTCATTTGGTGTCGCCTTTCAGTAGGCTGATCAGGTCCGTGGCTTCGGCCTGAGTCAGATCTTTCGTGGAGCCGATTTCGCGGCCGACAGCTTGGGTGAGCCACGCTAGTTTGGCTTCTCGCTGCTCGGCGGTGTTGCCGCCGAGCCCCTCTTTCGACAGCGCCGTGTTGATCGCCGTCAACTGCCGTTCCGTGATCATGGTAGCGGATTGGGTGGTGTCGCCGCCAGTGTCGCGGGCCGGCTGCTGCACCTCGACGCGTTCACGCTCCGGCTGGCCCGCATCAGGCGCGGCCTCGTCGTCGACGATGACCTCGCCGTCGATGTGGGCAGGCTCGTCAATCGCACCCGGGTCCAAGTCGACGCGCACCGCCCCGTCGTTGTCCAACGCCCGGCTTATCTCCGTCGACTTCGGCATCAGCGCCATCAGCCGCAGCAGCATCGTTTTCTGCGACATGGCCTCGAAGTGGTCGCGCCACGGCCCCACCACGTTTCGCTGCTTGTCGCGCGCCATCGCGAACCGGTCCCTGTGCTGCTCCATCTGCCGCAGCGTCATCGGGTCGGCCAGCGAATAGCCGCCGTTAGCCAGGCGGCCCACCGCGTAGAACAGGCGCGGCGCGCCCGGCTCGTCATGCCCCACCGTGAAATACGGTTTGTGCACCCACCGGTCCTCAGCCGCACCGTACTCCATGTCGAACTCGTCGTTGGCGTACACGATCCGTGAATGCAGCGACGCGATCTGCTCCGAGCGGTGTCCCAGCTCGATGTAGCCCTTGTACCCGATGATCAGTTGGGCGCGCTGCCCCCCGGTTTTCGAATCCCAGAACGGCAGAATCCAGGCGTGCCCCAGCGCCCCCACCCCCGGCCGCAAACCGAGCTGGCTGCATGTCATGGCCGCGCCCAGAACCGATTTCGGTTCGCAGATCGCCAACTTGGGGGTGTTCGACATGCAGGTGAAAATGTCGCGGATCAACTGCTTGGCCTCCAGGCCCTTCGGCATGGCCCGCTGAAACTGCGCCTCCATCGACACGATCTGCTGTTTCAGATCGACGCCGCCCTGCTGCTGCCGCTCCACCTGCTGGGCGGCCCGGTTCGCCAAATCCCTACCCATGTCTAGCCTTTCGGAATGTAAATCGATGTTGCCTGATATTTGCGATACAGCTCGGGGTCTTCGGCTTTGAGCCGATCCCGGTCCACTTTCTCGACTTTGTGCAGCCACTCGGGTGCCCCGTCGAGGTCGTCGATGAACTGTTTTTCGCGCAGCTGGCCGCCTTTGCGGGCCACCAGTTTGCGGCCCTGCGCGTCGACCAAAACGTCTGCGCCGGCCATGAGTGCGTTCAGCTCGTTGGTGGCGCGCGATTTGGCGGCCTTGGCGTCTTTCTCGGCCTGCGCCGCCCCCTGATAGTCGCGGACCGCGCGGCGAACGGCGCCCTCGTCGGCGGCCTGCGCGGTCACTCCGGCGCGGCGCGGCCAGCGCTGCGCGATAGCCTCCGCGGTCGCATCCGACCCGTCGATCGGGGGCTCCGCGTCACCGAGCACATAGGTTTCCCAGGCGTGCTGCTCGGCGGCCACCAGAATGTCGATCAGCCGTTCGTCACGCGGCACATACTCGTAGCGCAACCTGTTCCCGCCGATCAGGCCGGCCACATACGCGCCGTCCGCGCCGGTGACCGCCATGCCGTGCTGGCATTGCAGCTCGGCATGGTCGGGGATTTCGTCGTCCCATTCGTGGGTGAGCCACGCGCTGGCGTTCTTGATTTCCACCACCGCGCCCAGCGACGGGATCAGCCCGTCCGGCGAATACAGCTGCCAAGGCCGGGCCAGCGAGCGCAGCGTCGGCGACTCCACAATGGCCACGCCGAGACGGCGGGCCAGCTCGTCCCGGATGACCGGTTCGAGCAACTTGCCCCACATCATTGCCTCGGATTCGGGTTCGTCTTTGGCTCGGCCAGTTTTGTCGAGCCACACGCTCCACAGCGACGCGTACTTGGACATGCCGAGGATCGCGGACGCGTCGGACGATCCGATTCCGGTGCGCCGCAGCGCCAACCATTCCTCGCGGGTGCTGTATTCGCCGGCCGGTTCGGCGTGCCCGGTCCAGAACGGGGCGCTCATTTCGCCCATTCGGCGGGTGTGACGGGCAGGTCGGCGGTTTCGCGCCACTGGGACCATTCGTGGGTGAGCGCCCGGTAGTCGTCGCCGAGCGCTGAGATGGCGTCGGCGAGGGTGCCGTCTTGGTTGGCGAGCCGGTTGATGGTTTCGAACACGACGACCCACGTGTTGTGCCGTCCCCTGTACCAGGCTTGCCGTTCGGCGTCGGTCATGATGCCTGGGGGCGGGGCGGGCACGTGGGTGTCGCCGTTGTTGCTGGTGGGGCGGTGGCTGTCGTTGTGCAGGGCGGCGCGGTCTTGTTCGGTGAGCTGGCGGGTGGCGTCGCGCCATTCCTCGCTGTCGGGGTGCATGGGTGAATCCTGTCGGTGGGGTGCAGTTGCTTACGTGATCACGGTACCACCGGCGAGACGGGGGCGCAAGGGTGCGGTGATCACGCGCCGCTAAACGTAGCCCTGCGTCAGGTGTGTTGGCAGTCGATGCCCGCGAGCTTGCGCGACAGATGCGCAGGGCCGAAGCGCAGGCCGAGGCAACCGGGATAGCCCTCGGGGTTCGGGATAGATTCTGCCGGAAACATCGGCAGGTCCGCCCATTCACGCCCGTGGGATTCGAGGTCCTGGTTCGACATATGCCGATACGGATCAGACATGAGCCACCGCCTCCTCCCGAGAAATATAGAAGTGGATGCCGGTCGAGCACTCATTCCAGCGGTCCTCATCAAAAGCAGCAGTCGGACGAACCACTACCCCCGCCTCATACCGAAACCGCGAATCATGACAACTGAACGCCTCCGAAACCACCGACCCCGACGCATCCGTGATCTCCAAAACCTCCGCGAACTCCGCGCGGCACTTGCGTCCCGATGCGTGAGAACGCTTCGCATCGGCAGGGATACGTAGCTTGACTATTCGACCGCCTTGACATTTCTTGTAGGCGATGAGGTCACCTTCGGGGAGGATGTTGATTCGGGCGATTGCAAGTTCGGCATTCTTCGCGCCGCTGAGGTCCGCGCCGCTGAGGTCCGCGCCGCTGAGGTCCGCGCCGCTGAGGTCCGCGCCCCTGAGGTCCGCGCCGCTGAGGTACGCGCCGCTGAGGTACGCGCCGCTGAGGTACGCGCCGCTGAGGTCCGCGCCGCTGAGGTCCGCGCCGCTGAGGTACGCGCCGCTGAGGTCCGCGCCGCTGAGGTCCGCGCCGCTGAGGTCCGCGCCGCTGAGGTACGCGCCGCTGAGGCAGATCGCGTCGCTGAGGTCCGCGCC